TAGACTTACCCTCTTCGTTGTTTAACCACCTTACTATATCTGATATAAAATTATTCTGGCTAACTGGATATAACATATCGCCGTTTGGTCCAGGCAGAGAGAACTCCTGTGATGATGGATATGTGGCATTCCAAGCTAACGCAAGTCTTGCTATGTCTGTATTCAAACCATATCTGTTATATACATCTTCTATAGGTTTGCCCTCTTCTTCACCTGTATCAAGTGTTTCCTTGCCAATACTCTTCACAATAAGGTTGATTGTCTGAATTATATTACCACCCTTCTTAGAACCTGTAGTTCTAAATATAGTTTGGTATATATTGGACAAATTGTCAGCAGATTGAGAATCTTCTTTTGTAAATGAGTTTACAAACGTATTTACAGAATATTCGTCAGCATCGATACCCATTGCATTAAGAAGTTTTACAAACTCTTGATTGATTCGATCTATATGTTGCATCTTTTCTGTATCGCTAAGTACAACGCCTTTCTTAGGCTTCAGTGCAGCTACGTGATACATAAGAGAATCGTTAGCAATACTACTTGTATCTAAACTATACTGACCATTCTTATCAGATTTGACAGTATAACCAAGTATACTAACGAGTTCTTTTGCAAATTCATCGTTTACAACCTGTACACCATTGCTGTTCTTAACAATACCTCTAAGGATAGCATTTCTAGACCATCTTCTAGGTATGTTTCTAGCTATATGCAGCCTGTTGTCGTTAAACAAATCAAACTATCTTTCTCTGTCAGCAGCTTTAGCGTATGCATTGTTTTGATTTCCGTTGCCGTACATTATATTAGCCATAAGATCGGCTTCGTTCATCTTAGCCATCTATTTAGGATCTGAAAGCTAGATGTATTGTACATTAGCCATAGATCTGTTCATTGTGGCTTGCAGACACTGTTTAAGCTGTATATTGAAAGAATCCTTATCTACTACCTGCTTTAATTTCTCAAGCATGGACATGAACATAGGATTAGCTCTTCCGAACTTTTCGCACATTCCTAAAGTAGAGTTTGGAAGATAATGCCCCTCTTTGTCAGTCTTGTCAAAAGAATCAGTGTTATGCAACATTTGTGATGAAGCTACCCACACTTCGCTGAAGGAGTACATCTTTGGATTTCCAAACGGATCGAGATCTGGTTCGTATTCTGTCTTATATTTTGTAACACCGTTCTCTTTATATTCAACTCTTACAGGTTTGAGTACAGGTATTCTGGACATAAACATTTTCGCTTTAAGAGCTACATTGTCCTTTCCAGATATACTCAAATCAAACTTGTCATACTGATTGTCAGAAGCACCCTCTTCGAACTGATGCGCCTCGTCATCGTCTTCGACGTTATTGTTTTTAAAAGATTTAACCTTAACATTGATTCCGTATTTTGCAAATTGCTACAACAATATCTTTTGTAAAGCAAGAGGGTTGTTGTATACAGACATTATTGAATCGTAAAGAGAAGGATCGGATTGCTGTTCTGCAAATTGTTTTACCAAATTCAACGTCTCCTTGAATCCTTTTCCAGAAACACTTCTTAATGTTTCTACAGAATCAATATCATAAAAATCTATGATATAGTTTACAATAGCGTATGCGATGTCGTAAAAGTCGTGGTAACTAGGCATGTCTAACTGTTCAGTTGTGTGTTTATCCAGATTAGGTATATAACCTTCCATCAAAGCTCCTTTAGGATACTTTCTCGCAAACTCTTTGACAGACTTATCGTTCAGCTTTTGTCCAGCATATCTTCCGTTGCGTATCTGCTTGTATACATATCTATAAGCAGACTTATTGTTAGCAACGCCTATGAGAGTCTTTATGTCATCCCACAATCTGTTTATTATACTAGAAGGAGTATAAGAGGTTCTCATTTCCATATAGGCTCTGAAATCCTCAGCCATAGCTTCTTCTATCTCTTTATACGTCTTGCCTTTTAGTTCAGGATGAAGATCTTCATACTCTTTGTAAAGTATAGCTCGTTCATTTGCGTCATGCATGAGCAAGTTCACATAGTGCCAAGCTTCATGATAATGAACGCCTTTTCCTGCCTTAGAACTAAGTCTGATGTCAGCAGACAAATCATTTAACGCATTCAAGCTGAGATTTACAAGACCGTATACCTCTTCACCAGAAGAAGCGCTCTTGAATATGGCATTTTCTACAATCACATTAGCTCCAGTGAGTCCTAACGTTTTTCTAAGCCACTTTCTAGCTTTTCTTTCATTAAACTCGCCATTGCCTCTTGTCTTTGAAAATACTCCGGTAACACCTGCTTTTATAGTTTTTACGTTCAGGTTACCAGTACTTTGTACCAATACTTGACAGTGATCATCAAATACGTATACTACAGGATAGCCTTTGCCTCTAGCGAGAACTTGTTTTACAGCATTGCTAGGTTCACCGTCTATCTCTAGGGACTCGTAGTTTACAGTCTTTATGCCGTGTTTTTCTGCGTATTTCTCTACCTTATCTTTGATAGCTTTGATAATATCAGTAGAAACCTGACCTGCTTCTGAAATATCTACAGCGAGAACTTCTTTTACATTACTAGTTGCAGGTCTTTTTCTATAAAAATCGAGAACCTTTTGTTTTTCGTTTTCTGCAACCAAGTTGAAGTCTTTAGAAACACCCTTAAGATTTTCAACCTTCTTCTGTGTATCTTCTGCCAAACTATTACCTACTGCTTCTACTACAGAAACTGTTTCAGAATCTTTGGCAACATTTGCAGCTTGTTTCATTTCGCCGAGCTTTTGACTACTTTCAGACTGAGTAACTCCATTTGCGAATACAAACGGATCTTTGAATATGTCTTTTGCAGTATCTGTAACAATTCGTCCGGTCTTTATCATCCATGCCAACATACTAAGATTACTCTTAAGGTCCATGTTCTCGTTAAAGAAGTCATCTCTGTTGAATGTAAGTTGAGGACAGTCGAATATTGATACAGAATCTACGTCATTCTCTTTGAAGTAGTTGTAAAGTGCGTCTATGAAAGGTTTGAATTGTTCAGAGCCAAAGTTTGAAGTCATGTGGGACTCTTCCGTATTCCAGTGCATTTGTGTAGCTATTGCAGCAACTACTGCTCTTCTGTTTTCAGTAGCTTGTTCAGAATAGCCAAACAAATCTTCTTCACTAAACTCTCTTACTTCGTATTCATCGTTGCTTCCACTAGGCATTGCTATTGCAAATGTAAATTGCCTAGAGCCCTCCTTCTGATACCAAGCAATTTGTTTCTGAGCAAACGGAGCAAGTAGTTTTTTAGACTTCCTGTTCTTTGAGCGCAGAAGTGTCATCTCACCATGATTTATGAAAATACCAGACAGTATAGATGCAAGTCGTATATTATTCATCTACGTTCCAAAGAACTTGTCATTAGCTGGAGTTTTTCCACATATCAAGTATAACAGTACTTCTGCGGCACTAGGCTTGTATTTTGCATCGGTTCTCTAGCATGTAGAAGGATCAATAGAAAGACGCACGTTTGACTTTCTTCCAGGATATTCTGGTCTTATGTGTGAAGATTCTTTTCGTGTTTTACCATCTTCTTCAAACTCTCTTTCCTGAACATCAAATCTGGACTCAGTAAGCATTATCGGAATCATTTTTTTATTTCCGTATCCATCACGTCCTGGAACCATCATGTACACCTTACCAGACAAACCCTTACCTTCAAATTCAATACCTGTGTCGCCAAGCTCTCTTATCTTAAACTGACCAGGAGCTGTCTTTGAAAAATAACCAAGACCTATACCGAATACAAGTTCACCAGAATTTATTTTACGTGTAACTTCTTCAATAGATCCTTCAGCCACACTTCTGAAGACAGGCACACCAGCGTCATTCTTAACGTTGTTTATAACGCCATTACTTCTAGTAGCGAACTGTGGTTTTGCTGTCTGAGGATAAGCTTTATCAGTACTTGGGAATATGTACTGATCGCCGTTTTTGGTAAGCACGGTGTCTATAATTTTATTTCTAAGTTCCCTAAGCTTGTTGATCTGGTCATCAATCTGCTCGTCAGTCATTATGGATTTATAAGGCTGTTGGGCCCTTTTTCTAGCATCAGCTTTAATTCTCTTTACAGCTTGTTTCCAAGTGTCGAGATCTTTTTCGTAAGCTTTTTCGCTATGATAATCGCTTCTGGACGGAGCTGTTGTGTACCACGATGTAGCTTGCCTTTTCCACTCAATCTGCGCAGCTATTGATGCAGAAGTTTCAACGCCGTTTGTATCTACAACCGTGTTTGGTCTAGGTTTTCTAGATACTGCATAAACGTCTTGTGCAATCTCCTTTTCTATCTCGAACAATTTTTGATGCGCTTCTTCTGTGCTAAGATTCTCATACTTAGTACCAAGTTTGCTAAGCCATGCTCTAAGTTTTTGCTCATGGTTTTTAAAGTAAGTTTTTCCGTCGTTATCCTTACTCTCGATAACACCAAGCTGTCTTAATGTCACAGCATAAGAGTTCTTTCCATCGTCTATGATCATTGCGACAGTAAACGAATCTGCGTCATTAGGATTGTTTTGAGCAGCAAGTGATTGTGTTACAACGTAGTATTTTTTTGCATTCTCAAACCAGCCTTCTTGCAGAAGATTCTTTGCAAGTTGACTATTTGGAGCAAGAGGATGTTCAAGCTGTATGGTCTTACCATTTATAGCAAGATTTATTACGTCTTTTGCAGAAGGATCGTAGAAGAACGTCTGACTTACATAATCAGCAGCAGCTCTCTTGCTAGTACCGAGTTCCTTCTCTTTAGACTTAGAGTTGTCTACTCCAATTTCAGAATGAGGTATGATTGAATCATATTTGTCTGCAGCTAAGAGCAATGATAACTCCGCCTGTATTTCATTTGCAACGGTCTGATTAACAATCATTCCATCTACAGTAAGTTTGCCTTCATCATCAATGTCAAGTGAATCTGGATTTATTCCATTGTTCATAGATTCTTCAGCAAACTGTTCGTTAGCCTAACGTTCCTTATCTTCTTTTGCGGCATTCTGCATAAGCAATTCTGCCTCAGCTTCTGCGGCTTTTTCCTTTTCTAATCGTTCGTCTGTAACAACAGTGGCTTCATTCTCCTCTTCAGATTCGGGTGCTGTCTGTAATGCATCGTCTGGATCTTGGGTAAGCGTCGGTGTTTCCTCTGAACGAGTAGGGATTGGTTCTGGATTTTGCTGTTGCTCTACTTGAGGTTCTTGTTGTTGCTATTCTGTAGAAACCTAAGGCTGAACACTTTGCTCAGGATCACCAGCTTTTTGTTCTGGATTTACTACAGGTGCAGGAGCAGGATTGTTGACAGGTTGTTCTGACTTTCTTTCCTACTCGTCTTGCTTCTGTGAAACCTTCTCATTTTGTTCAGCATTGTGCTGTTCTACAGCCTGTTCCGATGGAGCTTGGCGTTCTCTTGCAAGTCGCTCGGCAGCTTCTCTAGCAGCTTCTGCGGCAAGATTAGCTCCTTCTATGTCTTTTCTAGATCTCTTAGATGCATCAGACTCTTCGTGTCTAACATCGTTGTCTATAGAAACTCCACCCCAAGTTTTTTTACCAGTATTTTGCTAAGGCTGTGGTTGATCTTGTTGCTGAGGCTGTTCAGGTTTTTCTCCAGTAATTTTTTCTGCAGCTACAGGATCTCCGTTTGTGGCATTGTCTACGTCTTGTGCATTTACAGGTCTCTCTTCTTCGTAAATTCTATGAGCAATTCTCTTATTTTTTTCGAAGTTTTTAAGATTATCTTTTATTATTGCCCAAGCAGCTTGTTCGTTTACCTTTTGTATATCGTGCAGATCAGTAGTCCTTCTTTCTTCCTCGAGCTTTTCCTTGTATTCCTTGTTGAGTTTTTTGAAGTTCTTTACGTATTCAGAAACAATAGAATTTCCTTCATCCTCACCAAACAATGCAAGTTCGAGAACGTCTGCATCAGGAGCTTTTACGCTTCTTCCATACATAGATGTACCAGTAAGATAAGCGTTTCTTACAGTAGCCTGTGCTTCATACGCTGCAGAGTTTAAGAAGTAGCTCATAAGGTTCGCTCTGTGTTCTTTGATATCGTTAAACTCTTCGATACCTTCAAACAATTCGTCGAGAGATTTGTATCCGGTTAAGTGTTTTGTTACATAATCCTCTTCTTCCTTCTTAATCTTGTCTACTATTGTAGACATAATCTTATTGATACCTTTAAGCTTTTTGGTGTTTATACCAAGACCTGTAATTTTTCTAAACTATGTTTGAAGTTGTTCTTGATCTTTGGTTACACCCAACACTTCTTCGGCTGCTTTTCTTTCAATATAGTCGTGATAAAGAGAAGCGAACTCTTCCAAGAAACTCCACTGATCCCTTACTCTGCCTTCACTTGTAGCCTGTTCGACAAGCTTTTTCTTACTCTCTTCATCGCCAAAAAGTTCTTTAGCAACATCGTTAAACTCTCTGTAAAACCCATTACCATCCTACTTATTACCCTGTCTACTCTCGATAGCCTTTTTGATAGTAGGATTATTTGCGAACTCTTCAAAATCGTTAAGAAGTCTGCTCGTATATCCTTCTTTTGCAGGACCATACAACTTTATAGCAAGCTCGTGCAAACCCTTAAGAGTGGCGTTATTTTGCAGTAAATCGCTTCTCTATTGTGCAAGGGCTGCCCTTTTTTCAGCGGACTGCTAAGTACCGTCGTTAGCGATAGAGGCAAGTTGGTCTTCTATGTCTCTGAGCTGATTGATTGAATCATTAAGAACTCTTCTGTGTGTAACGGCATTGACACGCTCTTCATTCATCATCTCCTCGTCCTTTGCTGTTTCAGCGAGATATCGAGCTCCTTGAATAGCAATGTCTCTATGTTCAGTTCCAAACTTCTTCCAACCAGATTTTTTTACTTGGTCGTTTATCCAATCACTGTTGTACATAATGTCCATAGAGTTCAACAACACCCTGTCGTCCTATATGAATTGTTTTGATACAAGATCGTTGTTGTCAATCAGTGATTCGTAATCATTTAATGCTTTGGCTAAAGTTTGTTTTGTTGCTTTACCTCTATGCATCGCATCGAAGAAAATGCCAAGTCTTTGCTGGTCTTGATCTCCACCAAGAGCATCTCCGACCATCTTCAGAGTAACCTTATCATCTTTCATCTCCTTTATAAGGTTCTTCATGGTAAGGTTATCATAATCAAGCATCTCTCCTGCAGCCTTGTCAGCCCTGAGTTGACGTATCAAACCTCTTACATTACTCTCGTTAGCACCAGTTAAGTTGGATACAACATTACCTCCAGCAGGAATACCCATACTAGCAAGTACACCAACAGCGAATGCCCTTCTTATGTCAGGACTTCCGTTGTCAGGACTTCCAAAGTTTACACCAAGTAAGTCTGACATTGCTTCTCCAGAAAGTACAACATCCTGGAATACTTCCGGAATGTTAAACATGCTATAAGGTTCTTTGTAGTTGTCGTACTCACCTCTACCGTACTTACGTTGCAAGATCTCCTGATTTGCCTCTTCAATACCTTCGGTGAGTCCTATACCAGCCATATTTCTAGCAGTCCTCTGTAGATATTCTCCAACGTGCTTCTTTCTTAAAGCAGTAGCTGCAGACTTTTCAAGAGCTTTTTTAGCAGCTCTCTCGATAATATTATCAAACACAGCTGTTGTTTCTGGTTTGAATTTATTTACAAGAGGGAGTGTTATGTCGTCCAGTACTTTTCCTACAGAGGCTACGCCAGCATTTGCAGGTCCAAAAGCTCTACCAGTAGCGTTCTGTAAACCTCTCATGCCTTGCATGGCTACGTCTTGAGCAGTTCTTGCTTCGAACTCTGCTGCATCCTTAGAAGCTAATAATCTGTAACCTCTTGAAGATACGAGTTTTTCAGCGCCTTTAGACAGACTGTTACCGACAGCTCTGAAGAAACTTCCACCAAAACTTGTAAATGGAAGTGACTCTAGGTAGTCAGAATAAGCAAGTGAATTGTTTGCGTTTATAAGCTTTGTTAAGCCTTTTCTAGCAGCATCAAGTTCATAGTTGAATTTGGTATTTTCGCTCTTTACGTTGTAAGCAATCGCCAAATTGAAAATATGCTCAGGAGTAAGACCAGATGTATCTATACCAAATTTTTTGAGCTGATCTGTTATGTCAGCCATTACGGCAGTGTACTGCTGACCGTCTTTCTGCAATTCGCTAATTACTCTTGACGCAAGCGCAGTAGATGCTTCACCACCAGTCTCCATTTGTCTAGACATTCTGGTAAACATTACAGAATTAGCAGCCTCAGTAGCAAGCAATGTACCTTGTGCAGCAGTGAGAAGTTTACTCTGTGGATTCAACCATACAGGAAGTCTCTTCATTACAAAGTTTGTAAAACCGCCACTAGCTGCAGTTCCTACCATGCCTACACCGAGTCCTAAAGAAGAACCTACTTCTGGAATCCAGTAGTCCGGTCTCCATACTTTCCAGTTATTCTCTTGCTGTTCCTTCTTATACTATTCGTCAATGTCTTCAGGATTGTATACCTTGTATTTACTCCCTTCTAGATCGGATTGATTAAGATCTCCAAATACATCTTCTCCAACAAACGGGAGAGACTTGGCAATGACAGAAGGATGAAGCACACCTTCGCGATAGAACTCAAGGTCTGCCTTTATCTTCATATCATACTGATTGAGAAGTCTCTTATAGTAGTCCTCGTTGCTTTTAAGAGTAGCGTCATCTTCTTTTGAGATGTTTCTACCTTTATACAATCTATCTATAAGAGGGTCTCCGTCATCAAGCCTAGATATAGCAGTATTCTTAGCGTTGCCTGTGATCAGATCATGCAGACCACCTATCCATCCTAAAGGAGCTCCTATCAGGTTACCCGCAGCGTCTATAAGATTACCGTTTCTTTTTATGCCCTGGTTCATGTTACCTAGGGCAATTCTTGTTTTATCAAAAGCAGATGCGTCGTCAGAAGAGAACATTTCATTTCTTACTGTCCAGAACTGTCTTCCTTCTGTCTTGAAGTAATTATCAAGATTTCTTATAGTATCGTCGAGTTCTACATATCTTTTACAAGCAGCTTCTAGTTGAGGATTTGCAAACGCGCTACCGTTAGCTACAGACTTTACATAAGAATCAAAGTTTGTTGTTATGTACGGATCTCCGCCAGTTTGTTTTAATATGGAAGTCTTTAATTGCTCGATTTCATTGCAAGCGTTTTTATAGTTTCTAATAGTCTCAATTTGTTGTAGCTCCTAATTAGATTCGTCTCTGTCATGCTCATTTGAGTTCAGTATAGACTCAGCAGCTTTCTGCGTAAGAAGTCTAGCTATATCAAGTTTCCTATTATTCAAACTGATTGCAACCTTAGCGGCATCAGCCGCCAAGGTTACAGCGTTTGATAAGAACCCATTTTCTTCCTGCTCTTGTAGTTCCTCGTCGTGTATGTCTTCTAGCTAATCCTAAAGCATCTACAAGCTAGGATCTGTACTCAATACATCGTTGTCAGTTCTAGTATGTCCACCGCCAGTTAATGTTTCATAACCAGCTCTGGAACTCAAGTTAACAGATGTTCTGTTTCTCTAAAACTAATCTAATCTATCGAGTGCTAATTTTCTATTTTTATCTATAGGTCCCATATTAATTATTTAATTATTTCCATCCATTAAACATGTTGCTGTTTGGATCAACAAATGCTTCTGCAGATACTTGTGAGTTAGTTACTTCAGCTCTACCCATTCCAGTTCCACCTATCATCTTATTGTAACTGTCATTTAACGCAGACAAAGATGTTCCATCTGCATTTAATGTAGCGCTGGCATCTATTACAGCGTAGTACAATGGAGAGCTCTTTGTTGTAACGCTCTGCTTCTTCTCGTCTCCATCTATTGCCGTTCTTGTAGTAACATCGTGCCCTTCTGGCGTTACAAATGTTATACCAAGATCCTGATAAATTTCCTCAGCTGTTGCATTCTTTGCGTTTTTACCAGTAGACAACATGTATCCTTTGCTTTGTGCTGTCTTGACAAATGACTTAACTTGAGAGATTGGAACTGATATTCTCATTCCAGATACTTCAAGAACATTTCCGCTAAGTCTACCTGCTCTCAATCCAGTAGTGTCGTACACATTACCATGAATGTGATTCTTCCTAAGGAAGTCTCCGAACTTGTATTCTACAGAATTAGATGGACCGTGTCCTGTAGCAGACTTAACCATCTTATCGTGTCCAGATACTTGCAATGCTCTTACAGGAGTATAACTAACCTTTCCTCCAAAGGAAACTCCGTAATAACCGTTCTTCTGTTTTTGATAAGTTCCGGTAATAGCACCAACAAGAGTCTGCGATTCTTCAGCACCAGATACATCAGCAAGATATGAGTTGTAGTACTGAGCGGCATTTTCTTTAGATTGTTTTCTGGTCAATGCGCCGGCACCTCTACTCCAGCCGTTAGTCATTCCGTACCATGTGAAATATTTATCAGACAACGTTCCGTCGCTATTTAAATACTTGTACTTATTTAAGAAATCAATCTTGCCTTGCCTATTGAGACTGTTAAACTTTCTCCATTCATCTGCGTATCCTTGGAACATCTTCTTCTCTTCTGGTGTGGTAGCTTTAGCTGCCCTTTGTTCCATATAACGAACAAATTGAGGAGCGTGTACTGTGCTGATCTTCTCAAATGTACGCTGATTAATCTTATCTGTCAATTGTGGCGTAGGTTGTTTCTCTTCCTTATCTTTAGCCATAGCTCTTTGGTGAGCTCTATCTTTAGCATTTTCTGCAGCTTTTGCAGCAAGATTAGCCTGTAACATTGCCCACTGGTCTGCTTCAAATTTTTCAGGAGTCTGAGCAAGAGCTTGTTTTGTAAGTAAGTCCTTAAACTGATCCTCTGTTAATCCGGACTTGGCAAGATGATACTTCATAGCAGGTATCCTCATAAGGTCTACGTAATTCCTATTGACAGCCTCTCGAGCCTGCTTTTCTGAAACGTTAAACACATTATATCCAGGACGCTTCTTGGAAGCTTCTTCATCAAATCTGTAAGATTTCTGAAGCATTTGAATAGTAGGAAGAAGTGCCTCTTCCATACCAACATATTTTGTAGGAGCCATTGTGTTAAACACTCCGTTTCCATTGTCACCAAGAGTTCTCCATCCGTCATAGCCTTCTCCAAAGAATTTAGAAAGTTCCTCAGAGTATGTACCATCTTGACGCATCTTGTTTACTGCGGCATTAAATGTCTTTGCGTTTTCAGCACTCTGCCTAAGTTTAGCCATATCTCCATAAGGTCTGGAGTTAATGAAGTTTCTAATCCAAGCTCTGCCTTCTACGGATCTTATTGCATTTGGATTCTTATCTAAAAATTCTTTAATTGGTCTGGATGTAATATTGTACCAGTCTTCATTATCGGCAGCTATCGGAGAACTAAAATTCGCGGCGTCTGTATTCGCTTGTCGCATATCCTAGAGACCCTGCTCGTAATCTTTTTGTAGAGCCCCTAAGTATGTTTTCATCATATCTTTGTCGTATATACTCATTACAGGTATATCGACAGGTTTTTCATATCCTAATACCATTATGCAAGTCCCTTTCTTATACCTTCCTCGTCAATTGCGAGCTGTCTGTTGTACAAATTATGCATAGCCAATGCATTTTTCATAGTATTGTAATCACGTATACCCTGTTGAGTAACATTGAACCAGTTCTTATCAGCCTGTTCCTGCATAGCATATTTAGATGCAACAGCTTGTCTATAAGCTTCTTGTTGATAAGCGTTATCTTGTTGCATTCTGCTAGCAGAGTCTTGACCATAGTTAAACAGTGATCCAGCATACTGTGAAAGATAGCCGTTATTAATCTTGTTAGACTCGTCATATATAGCGTTCTTAGCCTGTGCGAGGGCAAGATTATTAGAAGACAACAGTGCTGCTCTCTATCCTGAAGAAAGCGCACCTGCGTTTTTAATATTATACTGACCTGTCCTGTTAGCAGTAAGTAGATTGCTAAGCTTGTTGCCAGTATTATCTCTTAGGCTTCTGAGTACATTTAGCGCAGCGGGTGCTGTAAAGTTTGGTGCGAACGAATTTTGTGCATAAGGAGTAGCACCATTAGCTCTAGCACTTCTCGTAATCAAATAAGGAAGTGCTGACGTAACACCCCAACCTGGACCTACGCCCAAATCTGTTACACCAAATATACTATTAAATACTTCACCAGGACCAGTTGCATTTGTGTCTGCATCAGATGTTGTAGACGGCTTAGTAGTCTTGATGAACTAATTTGGTTGTTTTAGTTGTGGCACAGGAACAGCGTCGTATAAACCTGTCTTAGGTTTAAAGTATTCTGCAGCACTTTCTGGAGTGATTGGATTATAGTTCATCTTGAGTGGACTTTGCCACTTCCATGGTTCAGTAAGCTGTCCATATGTGAAAACTTTACCGTCATAATATCTAGGCGTCTTACCACAGCTATACATATTACCATTAAGAACTGCTGTTTGTCTGTTTACAATATCAGCAATAGCTTGTGCGTTATCCTGCTTCCTAAGCTCGATCTTCTACTGCATCTTGTCTAACTTATTTGCAATATAGTCGTGAGTAGCCTTGTTTCTTGTTTTATGCGAATCGTTTTGTTCTTGTTGTATAGCAATAGCTCTACTAGCATCTTTAAGCTATTCGTTCTCTTTGAACAAAGGTCTCGCGTTGTCAGCAAATGTACGACCGTTTATATCCATCTGATGACCAGGAATACCTACGTTCTAATCAAATGCTCCTCCGTTAGCGTAACCAGTAATACCAACAGGAACTACATCTGCTCGTCTGTCTTTTACATTCATATTTTTACTTCCGTTATATTGTGTTTCTCCTGTTGTCATGTCTATCTGTCCTTCATCCGGAGAAGCTAATCCTTCGATCTTACCATAAGTAGGTCCACTTGGTGTTTGTATCATACCATATCCACTACCTCCAAGTGGCTGTCCTGGAGTTTTACCGCCGTCAGCATTTTCGTAGAACTACCGTCTCTTTCCTTCTGAAGCCGCAGCACCCTCTGACTGTGTGTTAAATCCAAGCTGTGTTCCGAGTACATTGTTCTTAGACTCTTCAATCTTTCTTTTACGACTACTTCCTCCTATCAAACCACCGACAAGGCCGGTAAGACCTCCGGCAACACCTCCGATAGCTGTTCCCAAATAACTAAACAGAGAACCAAACGATGCACCTGCACTCATACCGTTAAGAGTAGAGCTCCAGATTCCTGCTTTGTTTTGTGCATCAGTGTAATCATCTACCTGTTTCTAATTAAATCCGTTGTATGTTTTATAACCAACTCCATACTTAGATTGCCAAGATTCGGAAGACATGTTCTGCATGTCAGTACCTTTTAGTCTATCACTAAAATCTACAAAGTCTTTAATCATAGAACCAGTACCGTATATAGAACCTATAATACCAGCAGCCTTACCAGCAGCGTTCATTCCTGCTTTTGTTCCATTAGCTGCAGCAGCAGATTCTGTAGTATAGTTTTTTGCTATATTCATAGCAACGTTTCCGAGATTCTATGCTCCAGACAAAACGGTAGGCATCCATTTGTTCTGTTGGGCTTGCACATCTCCGGACATATCGTATCCTGGAGTTGATGCAAACGAGCTAGTGTCAACAACACTAGTGTTAGTTTGATAACCTGGATTAGTTGGTTTAGTTCCGATATCAAACCTTTTTAATTTGTTATAATTTATACCTTTCATAATTAACTAAATGATTGTCTGAATTTAGTGATTACGTGTGATATAGAGTGTTCGTATCTAGGTTTGCTATCTTCTATATCAACTTTCATCCATTTACCTCTTATTCTATTTCCGTAATCTTCTGCATATCTAGGTATCGCATATCTAACGTTACCCTCTCTGTCTGTATATCCTTCAGGATTTTTATCCACAGTGTCCAGAATATTCGTAGTGAATGAGAATTGTTTACCGTCGAAATAGTCAGGTAGGTTATTGTAGTCACCACCTCTTTGCATTGTGACAATCTCCTGATTATCAAACACCTTTGTTATACTTGCCGATGGATTTACTACGAACTCCAATTTAGTAGGTTCGTTATATTGTATCAAATCGTCTTCTTTGTCAGACAAATAATTGTATTTGAGTATCTGGCGTTCATCTACATATATACCGTAAAGCACATTATTAAACATAATCATGTCTTCATACTGTCTATCGTATATTGATGTAGCAATGTTCATCTTTACATTAAACACCATCTGTTTTCCACCAAGACATTTACAAAGCAATTCGTTGTTCTACAAATCGTAATGTATTGTAGGAATGTCGTCTGTAATGTATTTATTTATACAACTCTGTACATTTGTCTGCTCTCCAATGTTAACAACCGCCTGTCCGTTTGACATAAGTATAGCCTTGTTAACAATGTCTATCCAGTAAATAGAACCTTCGGCGGAGATTGCAGAATAGTCTTGCGACCTCATTCCGTACCTTGTGTTAATGTAGTCAGTACGCTGAAGCACACCACCTTGACCAAGCTGTACAGTATTGCTATTATTGTCTGTGACAAGAGAACGTTCGTTTACTGACAGTTTACCAAACGCCTGTTTCTACCAGAAGTATATAGTCTCTTTGTTGGTAAGAAGGTTTGTAATATCTCCGTACCTAGTGTCAGCATCGATATAATCAAGTGGCTTGAACATCTGCCAGTTGTCGATCAACTCACCGTTAGTTTTCAGCTGTGAGTAATGTATTCTCTGCGGGAATGTCAACTGAGGATCTTCAAGAGACTGTACGTTGTATATGTCGTTACTAACGTTGTTGTCAGAGTAAATAAGATTATACTGGTGTTCAGGTCTAGCCTGACTTACAACACCTGTTATCTCACCTGGCTCAATCTGCACATTCTTTGATTGTGTATTCTTATAACACATTCCGTAATCAAAGTACGTATTGATTGAAGACTCCATCGGAACATAATAAACGATCTGACAAGAAGGAAGTGTGTCAAATGAATTAAAGTCATATGCTTTATACATTGACATTATCTCACAAGGAGTTATGTATGCATCTCCGTCAAACACGTTGTATGGTTTACCATCAACCTTCTTTATATTACCGAATCCGTAATATATGTCATATTGTCGCTCTTCTTCTGTAAGACCTGCGTATTGAGAAGGAACGTGTGTGATATTCACAAGGCAAGTTGCCATTGCGTCTCTAGAGCTTAAAATGGAATCGTTGTATTTTCCAAGGTTCGTCATGAAATCAACATCGTCGTTGTTTACTTTCATTACGAAACACTTAGGGCCTGGACCAATCCAGCCTTTAGCAGCATCGTGTCTTTCATCTCCCCTGTGTTTATAATCCATTATAGCACAGTTATAGCTGTCGTTTATTCCTTGCTGTTGGCTAGTGCTAGGAGAGATCTTAATATCATACATTCCGTTACAGATCCAGTTAACATACTCATAAGAGTATATTGAAGCTGAGAAACTCTTGTACTGTTTTACACCAGACACAACATCTTCACCGCTGATGTTTATATTACTAAAACCTTGCTCCCAAGTTGGGTTGGCAACATTTTGGACATCTTGAATCTGCTTATCTTCGTAATTTACAAATTCTTGGTCATAACATTTAAATACAAAAGACAGGTATTGTTTATCGTATTCCTCACTCCAGTTAGCATCTGCACCTTTGGTATAACCACGTACAAATGTTACATCTTGTAGGTCGCCTCCGTTAGGAACGTTGTTCATCTGTCTCATACACATACTAGAACCACTATCCTTGATCAAAGCGTCCATTTCTGAAACAGTAAGACCAGAAAGGAACATTACTGGATGTACTTTTGATATGTATGATTGTAGCTTAGATATAGAATCTTCTTGAGATATTTGTATCTCAGGAGAGAATATCTAAAACAACTCTCTGTTCTCAACATTGTCAGATATGAAATACGCATCGTTGCTGCCAGCCTCTAATGCTGTACTAACATATATATCTTCCTTACCCAACCTGTATACAGTGTGTACGTAATCGGATGTTAGGAATGGTGTAGGATAATATGGAGAATACTTGATAGACGTTGAAGACGTTGAATACATTCTTTGTCGATTAGGACGAGATGTAACACATTGCATCAGGTTCTTAGTATACGATGCAGTTTTTGCGCATCTTACGATTTGGTAAGAAGCAATGTCGGAATCTTGTTCAAACCTAACGTCGAATTGTATACCGATTGGTCTCGCATATACATTCTAAGTATTTGTATTCTTGTCAGAGTATCTTGATACAATTGCTTTTATTACAGGATTGATTTCAAATCCATCAATACTTACGTATTTAAAATCACTTGCTTCATTAAGAGTTATATCTATCCATGCTCCTTTAAGATTTACATCTTCGACATTTCCTACACGATTAGCCCTCATTTGTACTGTAATCTTGGAACTGTCAGTAACGATAGTGTCCTCATGATTAAAATTACGTCTTACAAATTGATTTATGTACGTACAAAAGTTTTTTATTTCAACTCCGTCAAGCGGTACATCTATAATACGTGTCATCCACTGAGAGCCACCGTCTACTGGTTCTTGTGTAGCAAAATGTATTGTTCCGTAACACAAAGAATTTTCATCAACCTTGACACTTATTCTGTCATTCTCACTTTGTACAGTAAACTGATGCGAACGATCTCCGTTTATTGTAACTAATTGTCCGTATCTATGATATTCGTATTCATACTCTTGACCAAGTATTGAAGATCCGCCACTACCAGCGTATTCGTTCTTTTTTAATCTCGTGTACACGTAGCGTTGTGGAGTCCAAGAATATTCATTCTGCTCGATAAAACTACTGGTACTAGACGAAGTTGTAGATGGAAATTCTTTCTCCGAAGGAGTCTTTATGTCTGCAATCCATTGTACATCGCTGCGTCTACCGTTCCTATCGTATAGTACGATACCATATCTATATACTTCATCGCGTTTAAGTGTTCTAAAGATACTAGAAGTAAAGATATCATCGTAACCAAGTTTGTTTGGAATACAGACATTGTGATCTTCAAATACCTCGTCGGTTGTGATACCAGCATCCTCCGTTACAGCTTCTCCTACTTGATTAACCTTCAACCAGTACACTTGTGAAGTACTGCCAAATTCAAAACTAGGAGGAGTGTCGTGCTTATCTTCATTTATACTATCGAGAGGAATCTCAGTAGTGATAAATCTCCAAGATACATTCTTACCGGTACCTCCAAAATAACCATCCTTATCTACCTTGCAAGGATTCTCAACATCATCAATAGTCATATCGACGTATTTGTTGAGAGTGTAATTCTCGGTGACGTTTTCCGGAGAGTCAAATTCCTAAGGCGTTTTATAAGTAGTGTCGTGATTTTCGTACAGGATTATCTTATCACCTTTGGCGTCATTGCCTACAGAATACTGATAAGCTCTGGCATCAAACTGTTTACTGTCAGCCCTATATCTTGTTTCATCAGTAATACCTGCAGCAAATAGATAATTCTGATTTTGTTCGATACAATTAGGTTTTATGTCTATTGTGTCAAGAGCAGCAAACTCTTGTATAGACAACTCTTGTATGGATTCCAAACCTCCATCATTAATCTTGATGGCGTCTGTACCGGAAATCTTTGAATCATATATCAAATCTACTTTAGCATCTGTGTTTGGTTTTGTGTAAAGCAGTCTGTATATCTGTATATAACCAAAAACATTCCTTGCATCTGTAGGATAATTAATCAGAAGTTGGAATCCTATTGTAGTCTGTGTATCTTCTGCGTTACCAATCTCCTTGGATCTGCTTGGGTCGATTACCTGAATCTTGTTCGTCAGAGGAGCCATCTTGCTACATACGCCATACTTATTATAGAATCTGTAAGTATATTGTACCTGACCTGTATGAAGCGTACCAGAAATCTTCTCGTTGATCCTAACTGGGTCTGCTGGAAAATATTTATTGTTTATCAAGTCGCCTTCTGAAAGAAGTAAATTGTGTTCTACATCTTCGAGAAGATTGATAGACATTATCTCGTGTTCACCATCTGCTATATATAATTTGACAACTTTGTCTAGCTCTTGGTTTATTACCGTTGAGAACTTGTCTTTGCTCGTAGTCTTGGTAGAATTAAATATCTTTTCAAACGTCAACTGATCGTCTTCGCAAAGTACCCTGTATATGTACCAATAAGATCGGTTGTCTTTAACTATTATTGCACCTACGTTTCCTAATGATGAAATTGCAAGTATTGAGTAGTACACTTGTGAATCAAATGTACCGTGACCAGATTGTCCTGATGGCACTGGAGTAACAATCCCTTCTTTGTTGTTGGAATCAATAGCGCCCTGTAAAAGAGCGTTGGCTGTAATCCTAATATTCTAACCGAACACATACTATTCATTTCCAACCATATCAAACGATGTGTCCGTATTCATTCCCTTGGAGAATGAATTAATATGTATGTTGTTCTAATTAGTAGCCATAGTAATAATCTGTATAATTTAATTGTTTCTCACCTTCACTCTTGAAGAATACTTCATCTGAGTTATAGTCTGGAACTAATTTATTCCACTCATCTTTGATGCTTCTCATCTCGCTTTCTGTTGGCATCATAGCCTCTGCATAAGCTTGGTTTCTATAGAAGTTCCATTGGTGCTGTAAATATGAATATATTTCAGATCCTGCTCTAGGAGCTTTAGGACTACCCAATGTTCCTTTTAAGAACTTAGGAAAACTTAACTTCATCATCACATACCAATATATAGCTTCCTGATAAGAAGCACTATCTGGAATAAGAGGATAACCTCTTTCGTCAGTAGCGATCGCACTATATGCAAGCTTAATGAATCCTTTCCTTCTATTTATCACAATCCATCCTGGTTTGATAAAGAAGACAGGATCTTCAAGTCTACCATCACCAAGTATCCTATCCACATACTTCATAGTGTTAATACCATACAATTGACAGTTTGATGTAATAGTATGCTGAGGTACTGGTGGATCTGGTTGTTTATCGGCATTGTCTAGAGGATATCCTTCTGGAATTGGATGCGGATGATGCTTCGGGAACTAATGCTGTTTAAAAGAACTGTCACTAGTTCTAACAGGAACCCATGGTCCTCGTTTATTTGGCGAATAAGCAACGGTTGATAGCCTGTGCAAATCTGATGGGATTGGAACTTGTCCTTCGCATATAGGTAATACAGGACAGCCGTCAACTCCAGACTCTCTCTAGATGTATTGCATAGGAGCTCCTATTTTTTCTATAGCTTCGAAGATCCATTCCTTTATGTCAGTAACACGAAACTTGTATTCTCCAAGCTACGCGTCGGCCATGATTTTCGCTATAACCGGCTCACATTTTGTATATTTGTATATCATCTATATTAATATAATCGTGATTATTGAATATGAGCTACGCTAATCGACGTTTGTTTTGACGTACTAATTGCAATTGATATCTGTATCTATCTGGAAATGTCTGTGGAGTCTTTGACCAGTACAGCCTGTACTTATATCCGTCAGAATGTTCGTTTAGATGATAAATAGTCTTGCCATATTCTGCAGACGATTTATAGTCTACAGACAACGATTTAGGCGTCATAGACTTGGGTTTATACTTAACTATCTAAACGTAACCGAGCCCAAAAGGCATTTTAAAACCTTCTGAGCTCTCCAACAAACAGTCTAACACACAGTTGTTAAATAAATCAAGAATCTATTTGAACTATTTGTAATCTACGTCATCCTTATAATCTTTCCTGTACTATTTGTACATGTCAATTATTGTAGCTGATTTTTTACTTCTCATTTGGAGTTACGGCTTGCGCCTGTGGTTTAATTCCGTCAAGTGTAGAATTGTTATCGTCATCGCTGATTCTGTTAAGCATGAATGCTAACTCACGGTTAAGTATGTTGTTCTTGATGTCTGGTAACATCCAGCCTGGAATATTTACCTCATCTTCATCTACCGCTTCATCATCGTTGAAAGAGAACAGACCTTCTATCCATATATATCTTAATTCGTTTTTATCAACGGTTCCTGATATGTAAATATAACCATCACCGTTCTCGTCGTTCTCGTACCAATAAGTCAAATCTCCACCTGTATATTTTCTAGAATAATGGAAGAATCTACGTTGTTCTCCCATCTCCTGTATAGGTTGACCAATTTGGTCATGAACACTGAAGAGATTGCGTGGGTCCTTATCAACCAACTGTGGAATCTTCTCCTTTGTTCTTTTACGAAAAAGTGGCGTTTCATCAAGAGACTGTTCGTCTTGAAGCTCTAAAGGTCCTCTTGCACACACGAGCTGGCTTAATGCAGTTTCATCTTCTGCACCCTACTCGTTTTCAGCATCTCTCTTAGCCTTGATCAACGCCTCTCTGTAAGCAAGAACCCACTACGCAATCTGCGCTCTTGATAAGTCTTCACTTTCGCTAATATTGTTGTTGCGTACTAATAGAAGTATATCATCTATTACAGTACGAAGCGAAAACATGTTCATATTATTTCTGTATTATTCTTATATCTGATTCTTTAAGTAGATCATTAGTATTAACTATAGTATACTTATATCTGTCTACTTTCTTAAAATCTAATGTAAATAATCTCTTTAAGAAATTCTTTTTATTCTTATACTCTCTTGTTTTATAAGTATAAAGGTACTGGGTGTTCTTCATATCTATAGTCATCTGTACTGAATCTCTAGATATACAGTAGTACACACTAGTGAGATCGTTATACTTTATACTATCCTCATATACATCATCTACTAGTATTTCTACTAGATCCCCCTATACCCCCTTATTACTACTAACGAGTAAAGATTGTGTTTGGGTTGCCGCAGTTTCTAAACCAGACGCTTTTATCTTATTTTCTTTTCTAACACTATCTAATTCTTGTATCAGTTTGTCTTTACTCTCTGATAATTTCGTCATATCCAGCTTTAAAACACAAAGGGCCTACTAGGAATCGTTTACGATATCCTAATAGGCCTCTATGTTATTCTGAGCCAATTCTAGGCTCTCTGACAGCTTTTTGTTGTTGTTGTGGACAATTGTTCCATAACCTACAGACAAAGCCAGCAGAAGGCCTAAAACGAGCTCTGCGGCAAGCCTTTTATGATTCTTTAGCTGTTTCACCAGCTTCAATATCAAGTTTGCCATCTTTATCTATTTTTAAATTCACACCTGTATACGCTTCTCCTTTCTATTTAAGGAACCCGCTTAATATACGCCAAGGTCCGTCCGGATTAAGCGTATTAAGATTCTCAAGTATAGACCACAATTCTGTTAAACAGATTAATACGGTAGCTCCACCGGATAAGAGTGTTATGCTGGCAGCACCACCTATTACGTGTTCTATCAAGTGTCCGAGTGTGATAATTGTAAACTCATCTCTAATTTTGCTAAGAGTACCCGTCCAACTCTTACTGCTTGTTAACTTTTTTCCAGCCTTTCTAGCGACTTTGAGACCATAAAGCAAGTCCACTATTGTACACATAAAACAGGCGAATAATAATCCTATTATCGGGGTAAAATATGCTGTAGCAAAAGCTCCTATTGATATTGCTATTTTACCAAAGAAGCTATTGTGTGTTGCAGCACTTAGCATGTTTCCTACTGAGACTAATATATCTTTCATTGAATATGTATGGTGACTTTTTCACCTTTTCCTACAGCAGCTTCAATTAGCTTGTATACCTTTTCGCACGTAGCTCTACTGTTAAGCACCTTGCCTGTAACCTTGTTTTCTCCAAGAATAATACATCCAAGAGAATCGTCAGCAGTATTACCTGAATGGATTCTAATGCCTTCAAAACCTTTTACATTGTTGATCAGAGGCATCATTTTCTTGAACTTGTTACTCATTGTGTAAGAAACAGAATACGTACCAGTTGGTATTGCTGTTTTGCCATATACTTTCTAAGCTTTTATATCTTCTACAGTCATAGAATCTTTAAGACCGCGATCTTTATCTTCTACTGTATCACAGTAATATTTGCCGTCTATGTATAATTTGCCTATAGTATATGTTTCTCTTTTTGCAACTCGTTTAACTAATATATCCATAAGTATCAACCCTTAAATTAAGAATACGCCTCATACGAAGCATATATTATCTATGGTCCGTAATAACCACTGGCTACTCTGAAATGAACCAGATATGTTGTACTAGCCTATATATTTGTAGTCAAATCATCTCCGTCTTTCCACCTTATTGCAGGAGATACCGGCAGTGTCAGTGTAGGTGCTGTAGTACCTGTCGTGAACGCAATATAATAATCATGCATTCTTGTAGCTCTAGTATACCCGAACGCAGAAATTGTAATACTTGATAAGCCGTGAGTACCGCTGATTTCGTAGTGTTTGTAAGGAGATAATGAGTCTATCGTAACAGCTCCAGAATTGTCCGCACTTACAGATTCCCATTCGTCTTTAGTAAGAAGAATTTTTATATACGTTTTAAGGTCGAGATTGGTTTCGTTATAATTACTGCCGGTATGATCTGTGTATAACGGTGTTCCGCTACCAACAAATCCCATGTCTTTTACAAAGTACTGAACCTTACTTTGATTGTTTTCGGTATACTCAAGCACTTGTACAGTACTTGTACCACCAGACAATGCGCTTGCTAAATTAAATGCAATAACAGAATCATTTGGAATACCTGGACCATTATTGAACGCTCCACCAGAAGGTCCTGTCAATAATACCAACTTTCCGCTTTGACCACCAGTACCGCCGTTTCCGTCTAAGTTTCCTATAACACACTGGTCGTCTTCGGTCATTGTCACAAATCCGTTTCCTACTCTTGTTATATTATTAGCGCTAAGTGTTCCACCTGTACCGATATATGTAACCTTTTCAAGACCATTGTATCCTCCACTTACCGCTGTAGGATTTCCGATGATCGTTGTATCCGTAGCACCACCATAACCAAAACCATAGCGTATTTGCTGAGCATTGCCCAGTATCGTAGTATGATTTGTGGTGTCTACATTGATCATATTGTTTATAGGAGTTGCTGAAGAAAAGTCGCCTCCTTCATATCCACCAACACCATTTATATAAACATTACCAGAACTGCTTACGAGAAATGCATTTTCTGGTTGTGATGAAGAGTATCCGCTTCCGACAGTAAACAGTGCGCCTTCTACAGGATTGTTATATTGTCCAACCACTGTCTCATAGTCGTTGATAGCAACAGTTCCATCTCCTTCAATGTGAGAATAATCTCCATATGCACCTGTCATATAATACAAATAAATTTCTGCATCATACGCATCATATGCAGTTACTGCTTGTGGATAATTAGATACAGTTACAAGGTAGTAAGAAGGGCCATACTGATGAGCGTGTGAATCATAATAAGGACTGTTAGGATCCGTCTGCATTTCTGCAGTTATTTCCGTGCAATCAGTTACCTCTCCGAGATCATCGAGAGTCTTATTGCAAACTTCATTATATTCAGATGTGCAATCCATGAACAGATTCATTCCTACTGGAACTGCTCCGCTGAGTTTTATTTCATAACTATCAGCAGCAGTGTCTCCGTACAATTCTAATGTAATCCTACGACCTCTGCCTTCAGATCTAGAATAATCGCCTGCAGCAAGAGTGTCTTTACCTGTAGCAAAAGCATTCTCTCCAGTTGCGCTATTTCCTGTACCGATGCTATAGCCTTCTCCAGAAACATGACTTACAGCAGATGCTTTTGTATCAAGTGCTGCAAGCACGGAATGTATAGGTTTTACACTCTCACTATCACTATTAGCTCCAGTGAATCCGCCAGCGCCATAAATATATACGTCACCATTACCCTTAACCTCTAAAGCGTTTGTAGGATTGTTTTGATCACCTATACTTACAGCAAACAAGTTTGCGATAGCAGCGTATATACTGATGTATTCTTTATTGTATTGACCGATATAATAACTTCCGCGACTGCTGGTACATGTCAAATGTGATCCAAACAAGAATCCGCTTCCGTTGTTTGTATCAACAGTATTACTATGGCCGAGAATTACGGCACCTTTGTTGTTAGCACCGACAGTATTGCCCTGACCAAACACGTATCCTGTTTTATTCAGCGTGTTGTTTGTGCCCACAACCGTTGAATAAGTACCTGTAACGGCTTTGTTGTTGTAACCAATAAGAGTTGAATAATCTGCTGTATTTACATTTGCAGTTCCGATCAAATAAGAATACGTCTTATTGTTATCGTTGTTTGTTCCTATGATCTAAGAATAGTCAGCTGTGTTATAGTTTGCATAACCGATAGCTACTGACCAAAGTCCGGTGTTTCCAAAGATTCCTGTAGAGAATGTTTTTGTTCCAGCTACATTTTCTAGACCATATGCTGCAGAGCTCAATTCACCTAAATCTGTGTCTGTGGTGATTGTCATCGGAGTGTTTGCTCCATTGTATGTAATGGTAAGAATTTTCGCAGCTGGTTGAAGGCCGTCTCCACTAGCTATCAAATAACTGTTGACATGTGTTTGCGCAATATTCGCACCGTGCATGTTTATATACGCATAACTACTAGTGCTATGAAGCATCATGCTATATTCATTAGCATTCTCTGTACTAGTAAGATAAGCAGTGACTAAACCACTACCAAAACCAAACGCTCTTGCACCTGTAATGTGTACTCCTGCACCACCACCTACTGCCTAAAAAGCATCTGTTGTGATAGCAGAGCCGAGATGTACATTAAGATTTTCATCATATTGTACTTCATCAGATTCTGCTGCCTCAAGAGCTGCAACACGTCTTGTAAGACCGTCGATGTTTACTTCGCCGCCACTACCAGAATAGTTCATAGCAGCCCAAGCACCATTAGATCTGATGTACTTGTGTGGCACACCATCAGAGCCTACTATCGTAGTCTCTTGACCATTAATAAAGAGAGGATTGCCTTGTTTGTCTTTTCTGCCTGAACTGATCATGTAAGCCTCAAGATCAGAAAGACTTTCCCAAGGGCCAACGAGAGGGTCTATGCCAATGTTGTAATCAGCAGGGGCAAGACCCTTTGTCATTGTACCATGTTGGGCTTTAGGTATAGCTGCTCCTTCTCTTACCTGAATATTTCCAACATTAATCATAATTATGCTTGTTTAGTGAGTTGTAATGTATACATAACGTTTACAGCAGCAGAGAACTCGTACTGATAAATCTTATAACCAGTTGTAGTTACTGCGTTTGTATTATAATCTGATACGATGTTACCTGCAAGTGGATCGATGATAGCAATATCCCAACCATCTGGAACTGCGATCCAAGCTACATAGTTTGTTGTAGATTCGATGCTTACACCACTGAATGACTCGCTATCAGATGTTATGTGACGACTATTTGTTCTATCAAATACTGCATTCTGAGCAAGCAGATCATAAGAAGAACCGTAGTATACATAAAGCTGTCTTACAGCCTGTGTTACAGTAGCTGCGAGAGAACCAGTAGCTGTCTTAGCTGCGCCGCTAGCCTCATCGGTAATAGTTGTAGAAAGCGTTGCTCTAATGCTACCAACTGTTGTAGTACCAGAAACACTACCTACTGCATTTCTAGTAACGGTACCTGTAGCAGAATCTACAGAAGCACCAGAAATGAGATCACCAACAGCAGCATATGTTACTGTACGATTAGCGTCAACAGAAGCTAATGTGAGGTTAGACATGCCTGTTACATTAGAATAAGAAGTCTCTGTTGTACCGTCCTCGAAGTTACCACGATGTTGTATCTTGTAAACAATGTCGTCGACAGCTACACTACCACCATCACCATCGATTGTGCCATCGTATGTGAATGATGTAAGAACTGCTTTGTAGTCGTAACTTATAATCTCCGGAGCACGTGTATCCTGTTTAAGTACATAGCTTGGAGTTGCTGTCAGTACATTGTTAGAACCGTCTCTAGGATCTGTTACTGAAATAGTAGCTGTTATTGTAGCGAGAGATGTCTTAACAGAATCGGTCTGAGAAGAGAGTCTGTAAGTACCTCTGCCAATACCAGAGATCTGACCATTGGATACATTGAGGTGACTAGCTACTGTATCGCCAAGAGTTGTGTTACCAGCACCTGCAGCATATGTTACACCGAATGTTGTGACATTTCTTGTAGAAGTTGTACTTGCTACACCCTCTGTATAAGTAATAGTCTCCCTTGTAGATACGGCTACAGTAGGCTCAATTGTTTCTGAACCAGCGTTTGAAAGAGTAGGATAAGACAATGAGCTTGAAGCTACTGTATATGTCTTGTTTGCCACTACAACCTGATAAACAGAATATGTTGCTGTAGCAGTCTTGCCGTGTGACATGACTGTTGCTGTAACATCAGCGATTTTACAACGCTGACCAGCTACAGGGTTTGTGCCTTCTCTTGTTACAGAACCGTCAGAAGATGTTACTGTACGTCCTGCGTTTGCGCTGTTTGCATTGCTTGTATATGCAACAGAGTAGCTAATTGAAGCATCTGATCTTGGAACAATTCCATCAACATCCTCAAGACGTGTATGATCCTCATGATAGTTCTGAGTGAAGTTGATAGTAGGTAATACTGTACCACCATTCAAAGGAATTGCTGGATATGTGAAACTGCTGATCGTAATCTCACCATATGTAGTTGTAAATGTATCTCTCTTGTTAAGCTCGTACTCAACTGGGTTCTCAACGTCATCTGGGAACACAACTGTGAGAATGTCGTAAGGACCATCAGTACGTGTGATGTATGTAGAGATGTCCTTTCCAACCTCTTCCCAACCAGAGACATCACCGCCTAAAGATGAATTTCTTACGTGCAGAGTAATCTTGTTTGACTCTGGATCCTTTACAGCCATGATAGTACCATCCTTGGCAGCAAGAGCACCAGCCTTAGTTTTAAGAAGGCTTTCTTTGCACTCTTCAACACCTGCCTGAATGCTCGCAAAAGGACCATAGTATGCGTTCAATGACGCTGACTCTGGCGCAAGTTGTCTTGTAAAATTACTATATGTTATCATAATTTATATTAATTAACTGTTACTCTCCATTCTGTACGAGCTTGAGCTGTAAACTCGTAGTAGTAAACCTTATAGCCATCGATCAATTCTGTTGACATTGTAAAGTCTTCAAGACAGTCTACTGTAAGGTTTTTATCCTCAATTCGTGTGATTGTTGAAGTAGTAGGAACTGCGAACCATACAACATATACCTCTACTCCGTTTGTACCGGTTTCGATTCTAGCATCAAATTGTGATGTAGTGTTGAGGTCAACGTTACCAAATGCTTCACCCAGCGACTGTGGGTTGTCATAAGAACCGCCATAATAAGCAGTACCTTTGCCTACTTCTACGTATGGCTCGAGAATCCACTTCTTACCGCCGATTGTTATAACACCAGTTTGAGGATTGAATGCTGTAATCTTGATATTATTAAGAGCGTCAAGCGTCTTGAATGATGTACTCGTAATGGTACCTGGCAAAGTTGATGTTGCCAAGTTAACTGATACTGCACCTTCGTCATTGTTCAAACCATTGCCTTCTGTAATCTTTACTCCGCCTAAAGTTGAATTTGTAGCGACTGGAAGATTGTAAGGAGCAGGTCTGCCAGAAAGATCGTCATAGCTACCGCTTACGGCAACTGCTGCAAATGAAGGCTTCTCATCAACATCACCCCAATTAACGCCAATCGGATGAGTTTCGCCGTTGATTGTTACTTTCTTTACTGTTTCCATAATTTTATTTTATAGTGAATATTAAGTCTGAGTCGAATACCTTTGCAGCATCGTCTTTTATATTTATGTTAAGTCTGCGATTAATATAACTAACAGGCTCTCCAGAAACGAGAAGTATATCTGGCTCTACGAACTGTGCATCGAGTTTCTTCTTTGCAAGAGATACATAAATACCGTTAGGATCACAGACATCTCCATCCATAGTGAGAGTAAATACGTATCCGTAATCTATTACAATATGTCTCTTGTTGCTTATGCCGTACTTTTCGCGATCCAAAACCAACATTACAACTAGGTGATAATCACCCAGCATAAGCTGTTCTATTTCTTGGAAATATCCGTATATATAACCGTCATCTTCAGATACTCGTGTGAATATAGGCTTTCCGTATTGACGAAGACTTTTACCAAAAAGTCCAGGCCCGCCACATGGACGAACCTGGACGTTGATTGGTAGGACATTGTATATACGACTTCCGCTAGTACGTAATGTATATTTGCTTGGGAGTGTGATAGATTTTGGATCTACGTATGATAGGTTCTTTTCAGCTACGTTCATCAGAAAGCAATGAGCGCATTTGATAGTTTCCTCTTCAAGTATATTAAAATCCGATATAGCTACGTTTAAGCGTATATCATTTCCAATTCGTATATCCATGTCTGTATTAGTTTAAGAATTAAGCAATCACGTTGTCGTGTGCATCCTTAGTGCCAAGGTGCTTGTAACCTGAAGCGTGCTCACCACCTACGAATGCATCGAGAATAGCCTTGATGTTAGCGAGCTTGCTAGCACGAGCATCACCACCTGATGCAGGTGTGAATGTGTCGAAGATCTGAAGAGTCTGCTTTGTCTTGCGGAAGAGATCGTCAGCTGTACGATACATGTTCTCGAACTCGAGAGTGATTGAATCATACTTACCGCCCTCTACAACGTTCATAGCAGGCTTGATAATTGGATATGTACCCTCACCGCGGTTGAGAATACCAAGGTAACCCATACCCTGAGCCTCTGCGTCGCGAACGAGCTTCCATGAACCGATTGGATAATTACCAGCTGTCTTTGTGATTGTAGCAGCAGCATACTTATTCTTTGAAGCAAAACCAGTAGCCTCTGGCTTTGTCAACCAAGCGTTAGCTGAGAAACGTACCTTGTTAGCTGGGCTGATTGAATCGATTACGTCATCGTCATCATAAGCCATAGCTGTGAGAACGAGGTTGTTAGAGCTCTTAGAAGCTGTTACACGTGCACGCTTAGCGTTCTTTGTGTTGATTGAAGCTACAAAAAGATCAGCGATGTCACCCTTAGAAGCACCTGCTGGAGCCTCTACTTCGTAAGACTCTGTCCACTTGCGATACTTTGTTGGGAGATCCTTAAAAGTAAGACGAACAACTACACGTACTGCATTAGAAGCAGCAGCTGTAGCAGCCTTTGAGAAGTCAAGTGTTACTGTATCTTCAGTCTCGTCAGCATACTCAGTATAAGTATAAGACTTGATGTCGTCCTTCTTGATAATGTTAGACCACTTAACACCCTTAGCTGTCTTGAGGCCTACACGAATTGATTCAGCTTTAGCTGCTGTAGAAGAAGTAAGCAGTGTGCCGTTACCATCAGTTACAATATACTGACCATTTGTTGCACTAGCGATTGCTGAACTCTGGATTGTACCTACGCCCGTACCAACGAGCACTGTATTTACGTATGTAATCATAATTTAATTAATTTTTTCTACTTTCCCTATAAACTAAGACCCTACCTAAAGGGCTGGGATTTCCACGTTAAAATTTATTATTCTTGAGACATTACCTCAGCGGTAATGGTTTGATAGCGTTCGTCTTTCTTGTTCTCCAAGTACATCTGAGCGGCTATCTTAATTATTTCATACATTGTCGAATCATCGAAATCATCGTAATTCTTTCGAGGATCGTCCAATGTTATTTCTTCTGGCTACTTTAAGTAACCTAATGTATAAGTTAATATGTTATACTTTTTGTCTGTGAGCAACAGACATCCGTTGTGATTTCTCGTACGTATTGGTCTAGCACGATGAAATCTATAATGGAAATCTGTAAGACTGTTGTTTACACGATACATAAATGAATCTTGTGTACATTCAAATACACATGTGTCCATTTCGTGTGCACCGTCTAAATCACATATTACAACATCCTCATTTAATGCGTACAGAAAATCTTTTGGATATACTACGGAATAGTAAGCATAAGAAGCTTTATCTACTTTCTGTTCTTGATCCATTTCGAAGGTTACCTCTCTAAACAACTTATCAAGATCATTCCTTCTCTTTTCTGTTTGCTCATAACCAGTCTTATGCGTAAAGTCGCCGTTAAACCTAGTTTTAACAAACTTGATTATACCTTGGTTAATCCAAAACATAGAATCGTCTGTAGAAGGTTTAGTAAGCTCATTATCTAACTGGTTTATCTCTCTTTCAAAAGATTCTAATATTACTAAGCTTGTCATTTATTATCCTCCTATTTCTTTTCCTGTTGTGGTCTAGCCTGTATTGCGTTTGTCTTATATTGTACATACAGTTGAACTGCACCGGTGACTATTTCATCAAAGCATGAATAAGGGAGCTGACAGCGACTGTGTACTGCTCCTGCATCAAGGTCTTTGTCGTCATAGTTAATGACATTAAATGCAAACGGATACTGACAATATGTCAAATCGATACTATTAATATTAGTATACTTATCATGAAATACTTTCATGTAAGGTTCATCTCCACTTTCAAGTACAACCAAAGGATGTCTTATGATGGCACCTTTGTTATATGGATTACGCAGTATTGAAGAAACTTCTTCCTCATTAATGATTTTGTTAGGTAGATATTCTAGTTCTTCAGTATCCAAATCTAAGTTCTTATACGTACTTGCAGTAAGTGATGAAGATCTTATATATGAAATATAATCAACTGGTAATTTATACATCCTACACTGAACATCACTATATTCTTTGTAATATTCAAATGGGATCGTAAGATGTGCGTGTTTGATCAAAGGCTTAATAGTATCTGCAATCTTGGTACTGATTCTAGTACCACTTTCTATTTGATCTCCACTAAGCAGTAATTGTTTAATATACTGAGTTTGATATTCGCTTAAGAAAGAGTAAATCGTGTCAGTATCTGGTTTATCAATCGTAGCAGCTTGTGGATACATAGTTTGAAGCCTACGCTCAAACTCTATTCCTAATTTTCTTGTCTGGTCCTGTGTCATGATTCAAGTACTGTCATTTTAGATTTACTTTCTTGTCTGGTTGATTCCACAATTTCGAGGCTCATTAGAATTGCTAAATTTATAAGCTCTTCTGCCATAGAATCAGTTAACTCAAAATCAGACTCTCTATCAACCTGACCGTCAACGATAAACTTATTAGGTTTACGTATGTAGATCAGCATAAGATCTAATGTGCCTTTTGATTTAGAATATGCATACTGGTCTATCAAAAGATATATACGATTTCCTTCTATTGATAAAATTGGTTCTTTTATCCAAGGCATATTAGTAGAAGTAGCTCTATACTTTTGAGCTACAACATGAGGCATTAATATTACACTTTGACCAAGGTGACCTGCTTTATCCAAACTTCTACTCTTCTCGTACAACTTTACATAACCGTCGACAAAATAGAGCATGTCGTCTGGAAGTGTATATGTATATTCGTTAGACGCAGTATATAAATCGTTTTCTTCTCTGTAGATTTCTTCCCTCTTGATAAGAGGTCTTATATCTTCAATAGCTTTAATATCAGCTTCAAATCCAACTTGTCTAGGGTTATTACCAGTTACCTTTTGGGCAAGTAATGCTAAATAAGCTTTATCCAAAACTGTAGCTATTTCATAATCAGTAAGCGACGGATATGACGAAGTAATATTAGCCTTGTCATATTCAATCAAAAACTTTGTTATAATATCTGCATGCGTCATAGCGTCACATTATTTAATTACTTGTTCTCAATCTGGTTAATAATTGAAAGCTTCAAGTCTTGGTTCTTTTTACTGTCGAGATATGCGACTGCCTCGTCAAGTGAATCAGCAAACATTTCAGAGCCGTAATAATACTGGGTACGATCCTTACGAACAATACCTTTAGCAATAGCTGCTTCAAGGATGAACTCTGTCTCCTTCTGCTTGTTATCTACCCACTTCTCGAAGAACTTCTTAGGCTGCTTATCTACAAGATTAAACAATGTAGACTCAACAAGCTCATTAGAAAGTGTATCAGACTTAACGCCCATGATACGCAATGCTTTACGCATCTGATCAAGTGAAAGTTTATCGAACTCTCTGATAGCATCACGACGAAGCTTATTAATCTTATTCTGCTCAATAGCCTCAGCCTGACGATTGATTAGAAGATAATCCTTACCAGCATCAAGCTTATCGAGAGAAGTAGCAACACGCTTGTGACCACTTAAAAATTTAACAATCATTTCCTGACGTGGAATAGAATCATCTAGAATTACACCACGTGAACCAACCTTTACGCAGAATGTGTTCCAGTATGGACTAGACTTTGCTAATGTACCTTCTGCGAGACCTAAAGCCTTTTCGTACTTTGTCTCATCCTCAGGTGTTAATCCGGTATACAAAGAGCCTGAGCGTGTGAAGTAAGGTGAAATATAATCAAAACATGCCTTATACTTAACCAGACCAGCCCAAGGCTATTTCTTTTTAATCTTTAATTCAACTACCATAATTTTTTTAAATTAGTATGTTGTAATGTCGAACACCTCCTCCGAAGAGGAGGCTCGATCATTATTTCTTTTTAATTATATTTAAATTAAGCCATGCTTGAGCCAGAGAACTCGTTAGAGAACTCAGCGTCGTCAGCATCGCAATAGAGAATACCACAAGCAAGTGGGTTACGAACCATGATACCCTCCTCACCGAGGAAGTGAACCTGGTAACCATCACGGCTGTTAGAACGAACTGTATTTACAGAGTTACCGTAGCCATTTGGAGCAACTGAACCAGCAGTACACCACTGTACGAACTCACGATCCTTACGACAAACCTTAACGATGTTAGCCTGACCGTCACGCTGACCGAGATCAACGAAGAGGAATGTGTAAGACATCAATGGTTTGCCTGTCAGTGGGTGAAGCTTACGGAACATATCCATGTTGTCGAAGAGTGCACAACGCTTAACTGAAAGCTCAATACCGTTAGTCATCTTATAAGTTGTGAACTGACCACCAAGTGTGAGGTTCTGACCAGAACCAGTAACGAATGTTGTATCGATAAGCTGGAAGCTAGCAGCCTTCTCACGAAGGATACGATCGAACTCACGGATACCCATCTCACCTGTGAGAGCCATAAACTTACGCTCGTTTGTACCGAGGAGGTTGTAGCAGAGATCGAAGAGGAAGTCCTCGAGAAGCTCACAAGAGAGAGTTGTGTAATAACGTACGTTAGCTGGAGCGATCTGCTCGAACAGACCAGACATTGTTGGAACTGGACGACCGTTAGTACCCTTCAAGCCGTATGTACCATCAGCATTACGATTTGACTTAGAGAAAAGAAGAGCCTTCTCCTCACGCTTCTTCCACTCACGAAGAGCAATCCAGTACTGATAGTCAGCCCAGAGATAAGAGCTCTTGCCTGTCTCAGGATCCTTGATTGCGATAGCAAGTACTGTAGAATAAGCGTCACCAGTGATGTTGTAGCTCAGACGAAGAGTCTGGAGATGATTACGCATCTTAAATGGTGTGTTGTAGTTGATGATATCTGCCTCATCGCTGTACTCCTCGTATGCAGAGCCAAGACGGCTTACCTGACGACCAGGAAGAAGATACTGATAAGGGATATAAGAACCAGCAAAACCATCAGCAACATAACACTCGTATACCCAAGTTGTACCGTCCTGATAAGGAGTACCAGTAACACGTACCTGGAAGTTAATGTCGTCAAATGAAAGGATTGCACCTGGACCGAACCACTTCTCCTCAAGACCGAGGTAGATTGGTGTACCGTTAATACCAGGAGTAGCAGAAGTAGAGCTTGTTGTAATCTCATTACCGTTCCACTTTGCCCAACGAATATTAACTGCATGATCAGAATCAATCATTACGTTCCACTCAAACTCGCGGTTGTCGATAACCATTGTCTTACCAAGACCGCCAGTGATGAGATCGATGGCTGTTGATACACCATCGTCCTTTGTACCAAATACAAGTGAAAGCAAACCTGCTACCTCATGAGGCTTAGACAGGAGTGCATTTGAAATCATATTCTCGTCAACGAGATCGCTAAAACGCTTACCGCGATAAAGCTGAAGATTGTTTAAAAGTGAGTTATTCATATATTATTTGATTGGGTTCATCCGAAGAACTGTGACGCAAGATCTACGGCTGAACGCTGTTGATTATCATTGACATTGTATCTACTGTGATTAGTAGTCTGATGTCTCAAAATTGTTCTAAGCTTATTTGCAGCAGATGTTCGACCGCTGCGTGTTGCCTCACCAAGAAGAGCATCGCCCTTCATTGTGAAGTATGCAGACTCAATAAGGTTGTTGACCATGTTTGCGTTAAAGTCTTTTTGATAAGCTGTAAGTCCGTCTGCATCAACCTTTGTAATGTAGTCGAACAACTTCTTACGATCCTCTTTTGGAATCGCAATACCTCGAATGTTATCGAGTGTGTTTACGCTCTGAGTAAGACTCTCCATAAACTGTCTAGCCTGCTCCTCTTGAGTTTGTCTAGCCTGAGCTTGCAATCTCTCCTGCTCCTCCAATTCTTTTGCACGAATTGTCTTGAGCTGAGCTAGTGCATCCTCAGCCTCTTCTTCCAGCATGTCGCCATCTTCGTATCGCTCAATCTTACGATTGATTTGATCATCGTTATAGCCTTGATAGCGAAGATATTCACGAACTGCTGCTTTCTGATTAGATTCATCCTCAAGGTCCATCGACTCGTAGTTAATAGACTCTTGCTGACGCTGATAAAAATCCTCGAACTTTCCACCATTTCTGACATAAGCGTCAAGCTGCGCAATTTGATCGTTGGCAAACTGTGGTGTACTGTTCTGCTCGATGAGTTCACCAATGTAATTCACAAGTTCTGCGGTTGACTTTGGCTTCTCTTCGTCAGTTACATCCCAACCGAGTTCCTCAGCAAATGCGTCAAAGAATAATCCGATTTGTGTTGTCTCATTCTCATTTGGTTCGTCTATATTATTTAGATCGTCACCGTCTTCAGGATCATCCTACTTGTCGGGGTCGTCGTCAGGATTGGATGTGTTTTTATTTTGGTTTAATACATTATCAGGAATATCCGAGTTGTCATCGAAATCATCCTTTTCATCATCCTCAGCACTTGTTTGTATGTTGCTGGTAGTGTTCTGATTATCCAAGTTTTCGATGCCACCGTTGTCTAGAATATTAGTAACGTCAGTTGTCTCTTCCTAACCCATAGGGTTGGTGTAACCAAGTCCACTAAGTACTCCGTCCAATGCTGACAGATCAACTTTCTTCTTTCTTGCCATAATTATAAAATATAATTAGTTAATTCTTTACGCTACATTACGTGTAGCTCGTTATTTCAAATTGTGATTATTTTAACCTAGGTGGTGTGACTCTTAATCTACGCTTGAGTTCTTTTTCCGCAGACACCATCTACTGTTTCACCTAAGCTTTACGTTGTCTCTTGATCTTCCTCAAAAGCCTATGACGGTTATAGTCATTTCGCTTTTGCATTTTTCTTACAGGGCTGTCCATAGTTGTTAATTTCTTCTATAAATGAAATTACCACCACCGGTATTCTGACCATCGTAGTCTTCCAGATCTTTAGCTTTAATGTTTCCTACTTTGGTTCTAAGACCTCTGTTATAAGAACCGTTATCAACGTTGTACCATCTTACTGTCTTACCTTTATGATTCTGTCTCATAATGTTGTGCGTAGCGATGATGTCGTCAATACTTCCACTGACAAGTCTTGTTTCAGATCCACACTTGAGAAGCATTGTTCCTCCGGCAATGTTGTTATAATAACTACCGTTAGCTTTACCACCAGTACTAGACCTTCTTGCAGTAAGCAACCCTGCGACCTTGCCGTCACTCGTTACTTGCAAACTAGATCTACTTGCGTTTCCGACAGCAGTCTTATAAATGTAGTTGCCATTTTTATCCTTAGGGATGTCGCCTACATCTATATAACTTATAACCTTCATCTTGTCACCTTTCTTAAACTTAGAAATATCTCCAAGTTTCAAAGTGCCATCTTGACCTACACCGATAAATTCCTTTTGGTTCATATACTTACCCCAATTAGGAATACCCTTTTTGATAACTTCATCATAAGAATAAAACTTATGTTTGTTCTATCCTTTTTCTCCGTCGTTGTCAAGAAGAGCGATCATTGCATCATTAGAAGGAAGATCGTTGTATTCTCCTCTAGCTCTAGTTCCAAACTTCATGTCATCAGTAATTCTGATAGAACGTTTTTTATAGAACTTGTTCTTAGTATGATCGACAACGCCGACGTCGTTCTTCCATTTGTATTCGGTATCGCTCTCTTTGTTAATGTCTCTGATAGATTCGTTAATAACTTCAGGTTCGACAGGCTTCTCTTTTTTAACAACAGGTTTGTTAATCTTTTTTGCAGGAGTAACTTGACCGTAATCCAAAGTTTTGGATGCTTTTTCTTCAGCATTATCCATCTTCCTCGCATATGCAGTCCTTGCCATCTGACTTGCCTTATCAAAATCTCCACTAAGTATTGCGTGTAATCCGCTTCCCAAATCTTCTCCGAGCGCATCTTGAAACGCTTGTTCGTCGAGATAGTATCTTCCAGGTTCGCCCTTACCATACGACGCTGATGCTGGACGCTATTGGTGTCCAACCTCATAAGGACTTACTCCGGCATTTGGTTTAGTAGGTTTGTTCCACGATCTAGACATTGTGGAATTAGTGTTATAGTCAAGAACAGGTATGCCTTCTGGTTGGTTGTACATTTGATACTAATACGCATCGGCGTTGTCGACAGTAGGTTCAGGAGTGTATTCCGATTTCTTTTTAAAAACAGGAGGTTGTATTCCACGCTAAGGTCTTGCAATGCTATCAGGAACTTCTTCTCTGGCTTTTACCTTGTTTTTGTTTCCGGTAACTACCAGTTCAGGAAGTTCTACATCGACCTGTTTAGTATCCAAAGCGCTCCTATTTATATTATAGGCATTCAGACCATCGTCAGTAACCACCTGATAACTATCAGAATCCTTATTGTATTTAACAGAGCCTTTGCCTTTATTATCGATGGTTGGCTTTTCAATCTTATTTATAGCCGATGCTTCTTTTTGGAGCTGTTTCTGTTCCTGCTCTTTTTCCTTCTTAACAGGTTTCAGCCATGCTTCTGGGATGACAATATCCTGTCCAATTCTTATGAAGTTAGGATTTTTAATGTCGTTGACTTGCAACAATTCTTTATACCTAGCACCTCGTCCAGTGTATCTTCTAGATATTCTCCAAAGGCTATCTCCCTTTTTTGCAGTATACTTGTTAGGAGATTTACCTTCATCAAATCCTTCTGTGCCAATAGGCTTTTCTGGTTCAAACGGAGGCGGTGTTAAAGGCTGCGTGAGATCAGGAACTTCTGGTTTTGGTATCAATATTCTCTTCTTAGGAAGAGCTCCGGTTGCTTCTATTGTATTAGGTATATTAGGATCATCATAAGCCATTATAGGCATCTATATATTAGGCCTAGAAGGAATAGCATCCGTAGGCTCTGTTTTCATCTCCTCTATACGCTGCTTTAATACAGTATTATAACTATTGTCGATATGATCGTACAACAACTAGTTATATACATCTTTAGCAAAAGCAAGCCTTTCTTTACTATTTTGATACCCTATCACATTTCCTTTAGCATCCTTTATAATAGGTCTCTCGAACTGAGATAAAAATTGATTAGTAGCAGACTCTATGTCGTTGTATGTACCTGGTTTAAACACACCTTGTTTATAACCAAGATCGTCTTTATATTTTTTATTTACTTTACCGCTACCCCAGTCTATGTAATAATCAAGCTCATCTTTATACATGCTCTTCATTTTATCATAAAGAGCTGCATCCATATGAGCAAAACCTTTTCTTCCTGGTGTAAACATGTTAAAGTTATAGCCTGACTCTTGTATGAAATTACCAATGATACCGGCAACTTCGTAATCATTGTATCCAGCCTTTCTTAGCTTGGATACAATGTTATCGAAAGTCTTAGCATTCTTACTGGTTTTTTTCCAAGCAATTCGCTCGGCTGTATGAGTAGGCCTTATTATTTTGCCTCTTCCTCTTCCCATTATTTTTCACCAGCGGTTTTGTTCTTCAGTGCGGCACGAGCTTTTACTTTCTCTCTTTCGAGAGCAGCATCGTCTTTTTGCTTCTGAAGTTCGGTTTCATGTTTCATTTTATCTCTCTCAAGCTGAATCTTCTGGTTCTCGATTTCACGCTTCTGTTTAGCCTCATAACGCTTTGTATAAGCATCACTGTCGATCTTCTGTTGCTGTAGAGCTTGATTACCGATCTCGATTGGATCGGGTATACCATTCATATCAGCATCTTTATCCTCAGTACCACGATAAGCAGAAATTTGTGCTACTGCAATTCTTGTAGCGTTATCTTGATCAATCTGGTATCTCTGGAGATCCATCTGTGCTTCCTGAAGCATGAGTTCTTGTTCCTTAGCTTGATTCTGCATTTCTTGAAGCTTCTGTTGATTCTCAGCCTCAATCTGTTGCTGCTGTTGCTGCAACTGTTCTTGACGAGTCTGCATATCCTTAAGCTTCTGTTTAAGTATGTTGAAGTTGTCATTTGTAAGAACTTCAGCGGCTTCAAGTAAGCTAGCACCATTCTGCATAGCTGGCTGAATAAGCTGTTGAAGCTTCTGTATGTTTTCAACATCCTTAGATGTATCACTTACGAATACGTCCATATCCTCATAATAGAACTTAGGATCGATATCGATAAATGCTCTCTCTCCATTATCGAAGATATAGCTGAGTTTTCTCTTACCACTCTCTTCCCAAACGCCTTTAGCTACATTGAGAAGCATGTTCATCACACGTCTCTTACATTGGTTGTGTACCCAGAACAAAGGTTCTGTGATATGTGATGACTGTACTACAGAACGCTCAACGTTACCTACAAGCTCAGAAGAGCTAACAGCTCCTTCACGTTGCTGTGTGATACCTGAAATCGTTCCTGCAAGCTGCTCAATCTTATCCATAAGCTGAATGTACTCAGCAATAACGTTAGACATAGTAAGATCGAGTGCTGTCATCTGATTGAAGCTTGCTGGTTTACCACCTTCTCTTGAAGGAATGTTCCAACCCTCTTCGTAAGGATTTATGAAGTTTACACCTACAGATGACAAGTAATGCATCCAACGTTCTGGTGTAATATTCATGGACTTAGGTATCTGCGTAATATCCATATTAACAACCTTACCTTTATCACGAGCGATGGCAAGTTCAAGTCTATACCACAATACAATATACATATACTGTAGTGGCTTGAGAATACTCACAAGTGAACGTGGCTTACTGTTGGTGTTACTATACACAGCACCACAATAAGGCAACTTTTGGCTATTAGGATTGTCAATACTTACATGCTGATACTCAAGCGGCTGAATACCAAAGTATAAATCTGCACCACAACGATAGCCTTCCCATACCTCAATGATCCAATCTTGCTCTACTGAAATCTCATCTCCAAACGGAGTGAACGTTTCATCCAAAATGTCGACTTGTGGCTAGCCCTGTTCGTCCATTGTTGTTACATAGAATATCTTCTTAAAAGATTTCCAGCAACAATGCCACACGTCTACAGCATTACTAGCAAGACCTTCGAAGCTTGGATTATCGTATATACGTAATTGAATACCTCTATCCAAAGCATCTCCTTGTCCGAGGTTAGTTGCTGATGCAGCACCTATCATCTCTTCAAGCTTTTTAAGATCCTTTTCTGTAAGTTTGTCATAATAACGGTCATATACTTCTGTAATAGGAAGCTTCATCTTCCTGCAGCACCAAGAACCGTCTTCGATAAACTCAAGGTCCGGACTTCTGTCGAAGTCAAAATCTATAGGATTAACTCGTTCCATATAAGGTTCAGAACCAAGTGCTCCTACATAATATACTTCATATCCACCAATAAGTCCGTCTTTCCAACCTTTAACAAACTCATTATCCATGCCAAGCTTTTCTCTCAAGTATACCAAAGTATGATAAGCTGTATTTTCGATTATATCCTTATAATCTTTATCCATGTATTTTGCAATCTCTTCTGGTGGCATTACAGAACCTTCTGCGAGTTGCTGTTGGAATTGCTCTGCTTCCTCTGGGCTCATCTTGGCTGTAATAGCTGCTTGTACATAATTGAGCACCATTTGTTTCTGTGTCTCCATAAGGTCGGAAGCTGACTCTTGAGAGGTACGAACTACTCTAAAGTTCAAAGGCCTTTTTGTTTCCTCTCCTATAAGTAAGTCTACCTTTGGTCTAATGATGTTAAAATCCTGTGGTGTAGCAGGAAATCCGTCTTGTACTTTGAACGGATTAGTAATTTTCTTGAAGTCTTTCTCGTCGAAGATACTATTATACAGATCGTAATATTGCTGGAGTTCCCCACGACCTGAGCGAGTTTTTCCTCCTGAGACGATGTTGCCTTCGCCTATGATGTAGTTTACACAATCATGCTGCCACTTCTCGTTCTTCTTTGAGAGAGGTAATTTCTGTTGTGGAAACCGTGAATTATATAAATTATCTTCTACCATATTCAAAATGAAAATAGCGGCAAACTTTCGTCTGGTTGTGGTTCATCTTTCCAATAGTCTGATCCGAACAACGGCAGATCAAAGAGTTCAACCTGTTTGTTTCTTTCTTTAGCTGCAGATGTTTTTATCTAATACAGCTCTTCTCTATATAACATGACCATACACAGTGCGATCAATCTATCGACGTTCTTTACACCATCGTTCTCAATCAATTCCTCAATGAGAGGTTCACTGTAAACCCTCTCAATGTTCATGTGACCTTCTTCATATTCTTCCATCAGCCACTCCAGAATCAATCCTTCTCCATATGCTCGTATCTGTTTGGTCATATGGCAGCCTTTACGCCTCTACACCTTACTGTCTTTGAATATTTCAGTAATGATCTTGTCAGGCTGGTCTGCCAATAAATAATCACAGTGTTTATTAGTGAAATAAGGGTAAATTCCTTTACGCTCATTCTCGAAGAGTAGTCTTGCATTATAGAACGTTAATAACTTTCTTACGTTTTCATAGTACTCTTCTGCAGTAGCCGGTCTACCAGAATACTCAGCTACAATTACGTCGTTCCAAGCTTCTCCAGCAAGTACGCGTTTAAATATAAAGGTGGATCCTAATGAGTTAGTAAAACTCTCATCATGGTCATATGGGTCACAGCCAGCTATATACAAACCGTATGGAGGGTCTGTCACTGGATACTCCCATATTACTACTGATCCGTCTGGTTTATCATCCTTCTTTAGATGATACGAAGTAATATCACCACTTTTCTTTTCGTGTGCTGTTACTCTACCGTTCTCCCATGTTAAGTCTACAATGTGCTTCATACTCTGGAGCTTTTTGTTAGTTCGTATTCTAGTAAGCTAATCCATTAGTAATTTACGTGGGAAAATATTCTTACCAAGTTCGAGTACAGCTTCTTGTGGTTTAAGTGGACGCTCTGATATGAAGCGGTCTATAGACTGCTGTGTAGCTCCACCATCTTTAATTATATTTCTCTGATTTATTAGTTCTTTTATCGCAAGGTCCTTAAACGTATTGCCGTCTTTGTCCATGAATCTGAATTGCCCGTTCTCGTCAATTGCATCCATGTTACTCCAAGACGGTACGAAGAATCCGCATTTAGTTTCTTCTGCATTGTCATCCCATATATTAGGAAAGCTTAAGACGTTAAAAGCGTCCGGCTTATAAAACAATTCTTTAAGTCCATCGAACTAACCGCCTTCCGTTCCGCCGGTGCCAAAAGCTACCATAAGACCAAAAGCTACGCCGTCGTCAGTTTCAACGGCCGGCTGTTCTACTCGCCACGCCGTGAGCAGGTTAGGAAACTTACCACCCTCTTCCCATAGTACTAACTTTCCACGGGTACCTCTGATTCTTTCTGGGTCGTTTTTGAGAGTGATTCCTGTAATAGAAGATAAATATCCCTGTTCAGTGGATTTACCAAATTCATCCGTGACTTTAAGTCCACTAACTCTCTCCATACGTGTGGAAGTAAGCCTTTGCTTAGCCCAGGCTGTATGTTTGTCGCAAAAGTCCATAATCTGCCAGGCTTTTGTGAGCAGACCATCGCCAATGAGGAACTTCTGCTCGGAAGCAACTGCAAAATTCTTGGAGCCTGGAATGAGCTCGTAATTCCGTACCAACATAGAAGCTCCCTTAAAGGAGTATCCACGTTGACGGGCTTTAAGCACTGCCATATGCTTTCCGGCATCTTCTGCTTCTTCTATTGCATTAAAGTAGTAGTAATCATAATCGTAAAATCTAGGGAATCCTAAGATACGCTCTCTTCGCTTTCTCTTGTTTCCGTGCTTGTCCGTATACTCAACCTCATCAAGTTTCATGATGGGGGAATAATTCAGGTAAAAGTAGTGATATCCAGTTATCTCGTCTCCATCGGGAGCGACATAACCATGTAAACATCTTTCTGTCTCTTGATCCCAAAATTGTGTATAATCGGTAGTTCCAACGGGAGCAAGAGTGTAGCATCCATGTTCTTGAAAAAAGATGGCGCTTTGTCTGAACTTATCAGAGTTCTTAATCTTTTTGTTAAAATCTACCATAATATTAATACCAGTGCCACTTACCGCCAGTGATAAGTAATCTGATACCAGTACCGACTATTATGCCGAGTATATCCGCGGTAACGTCCCACCAGCACCAATGATTATCATTATCTTTGCTATCTCCATACTCTTTTGCAAGAGCAGCAGCAATAGCAGCTTCGGTTTCGAAAACTGCTATTCCTAAGCATGCTGAGAAGTGGTATAACTTATCCTTTCCGAAATAATCTTTATCTGCCATAACTATTAATTTATTGTTGTTCATCATAGCCATCGCTGTTGCAGAATCTGTGCCATTTCCACCAACTACAGGCAGAATGTTAATACCTTCTTTATCGTTCATATGCTTTTATATTTTCAAAGAGTTAAAAATAAAATTAGTTATCACGAAAAAGACCGGCCAGTCTGGGGCGCAAGGTAGGAGTCGAACCTACATAGCCGTATACATGCGCCAATGTTTATTACTTTGGTATTTCGTAAAGACCGATCTGTCCGCCGCCCTTTACTCTACCAGTTTCTATTTGTTCTGCTCTTGCTTGTTTCATTGTCATATCTAAAGACTTGACAATGTTTCCGACATCTTTCAAGATACGTGACACCTTGAGCGCCACATCTATATCCATAGCTCCTGCCGAATATTCTGTAAGAGCATCTGTCAAACCCTCCGCTGCAGCTCTTGAAGCAGTGAGTAGTCGAGTTCCAGGTGTTTCCTAGAACTCAACAAATCTCTTTGCTAATTCTTTCACCTCTGCAGTAGGGGTGTATTTCTCGTCCTTAAATACATCCAAAGCTACCCTCTGAGCTCTCTCTTTTTCAGAATATGCTTCATACGGTGTGTTCCATTTGTATAACCATATTACATATTCTATTTCCTTCAATGCTTGAGATTTATCTTTAGCATTGTTGTAATGATCTTTAAAAGGAGGTATAGCCAAGTCGTCTGTATTTAGTAATATCTTACTTCCTTTAATATCAAACATTGTGATTAATAAGTGATGTTAGGCGTTAGTCCAAGGACCACTTCCACTTCCGTTATACCAGTTCAGACTATAATCCAGACTTGTGAATGCAGCCTGTTTAGGATCTGATGCATGTACATTGATTCCGTCATACAAGCTGATAACAGACTGAGACTGCCATCCGAGAGCCTTAGTTCCGCTAGTCAACTTCATGTCGAATTTAGCATATGCTGTATTATCGTTGTAATAAGGATTACCTACTGCTACATATCTTCCAGCGGTATCTGTATCCCAAACAAAATCTCCATTGATATCCAACTTAGGGATAAACCAACTAGAGTCAGTATAGCTGTTGTGTGTAGGATCGTATGAAGCTCCCTTGACCATAAACGTATGTGTGGTTGAAACTGTACCGTCTTCGAATACCTCGTAACGGAAAATTTCGATAGCTTCACTCATTACAAAATAATAACTGTTGTTTGTACAGCTTACAAGAACTGAATAGTTGTTACCTCTCTTGTAGAAAATTCCAGTAGGTTTAACTTCCGTAGATGTCACTACACCATTTGTCTTATATACTGTACGTTGTACAGATTCTGTTCCAGGTCTGTTTTCTTTAAAGTCCTTATATTTAGGATTAGAAGAAACATTACTTAGAATGTAATTAGTCTCTTTTTCTGAAGAAACGCCGCCAATTTTTGTCAACGAAACGATGTATTTACCAACCTCTTCGCCCTCAGCATTTCTATCGTGAATAATCATGATAGGTGTGAACGAGTTGTAATCTGTAAGACCAGCTTGTTCAAGAGCTTCACTACCGAGATTTGCTTTACCAACAGTTGTTATTTCGAGTGCTGTAGCTCCGTTTGTGCTTACGGTCTTAAAGTTAGTAGCCTCTACATCGCCTACAAATTTAGTATTGCCAGCTTCGTCCCATCTGATATTGCCACCGGCTACCTGACCACTACCATTAGCATTAAATCTACTTGTACCACCAACAGTAAGATCCTTTGTGTTTAAAGTACCTACTATTGACGTATTAAGAGAATTAATAATCGTCTCATTTGTACTAATGCTTGTAATACTCTCATTGCTTAATGCAATTTCGCCGCCAGCACCGTGAAGTGTAACACCCTGTGAGCTTACATCAATATAAGAATCGTTAGTACCAATTTTACATTCTCCATTTCCACTCCATGTTATATTGCCGTTGGCTAATAGACCGCCGCCACTTCTATCTAAACGCCATCCCCATCTTGTTCCGCCGTTAGAAAGACATCCTACGTATGTTGGGGATAATTGTATTTGATCGTTATTAGATTTCTTACCGATCATTTTGTTTCCACTAATGACCCAATAATCACTTCCTGTACCGATCCTACCACCTTGTGCGTTAATTGTACCACTTACAGAGAGTTCATAAACGTTATCAGAGTTCTTAGCATATTGGATCTGACCACCTGCAAGAGACAACGAACCGTCTGTATTGAATGAACATGCACCGCTTGTACCCTGTGCAAGAAGAACCTGACCTGTTGGTTTGATATAACACTTATTTGCTACATTAAGTTCTCCTGCTGCAATAGCTGCTGCAATGGTTGTACCAGTAAGAACAATAGTATCAGCATCAACTACTGCTTGGCTCTGACCACCGTCAACGCTTAAAGTAATCTGTGAAGAGATGGTATTTCCGTCAAGTGTTTGAGCAACGCCGAGGTTGACATTATCAGAAAGAATATTTAAGAATCCTGTAGAAATAGGATAGTCACAACGATAGTATGTGTCAGAAGTAGTCAGATGATAGTAATGACCGTATGTATATCCTGATACAGGTAATGAACTTACATTGTGACGAATACTGCTGTTTGCAATATTATAAACAGATTGCTCAACAGGAGTCCATGTTACATTGTTCAAGAAACCCTTAGATGCCTGAAGTCTTATATATTCATCTGTTTTCTCGTCCACAGTAGTCTTGAGTTCTTGTACCTTCTCGTCCATGCTAGCAAGTTGAGTGATGAGGCTCATACTAGTAGGAACATATCCAACGTAGCAATCAGTTCTAGCAGCAGGTGTTCCGGCTGCAAAACTATTTACAAGTACATATTTATCTTTATATGCGTCTGTAGTGAGACTTGCGTTGTCGTTGAAATCCTCTTCAGATGCTATTGATAACGTACCACCGACAGCTCCGAACGCAGCATATAGTGGATCAGATGTTTGTATGAGAGTGTACTTAGGATTGTTTACGGTAGTATCACTAAGAAGAGTCCAAGAATAATCAGAGTTCAACTGATCAATGATAGCTGCACACTGTTCGCTTGACTCTTCGAGAAGTTGTTTAGCGTTCTACAAATCATCTGTAGCTCTAGCGATTGCTGCATCAGCAGAAACTCTACCTGCCTCTTTTGCCTCCTTTATAATATTATCTATGTCAAAATATTTTATAGGAGTTGTCCATCCAGTCTGATGTGATTCTGTATAAGTACCATTAGATTCTTTGTACGCAACATAGTTGTTGTAAGATACATATACCTCACAATCACTACCACCGTAAGCAGTAACCGCTTCACTCATTGACTTCTTCCAATCTGTAGGAGGTGTCAATGTTTTTGTAGTGTAGTTAAAACTGCCGCCTGTAGGAGCTGTACCTGCCCATGAAGGAGTTGTACCCTTCTTAGCTGCACGGAATATAGTAGCTGCAAAAGATGTTGTTTCTTTGTAGTCGTTGATGATGTCAATCTCTCTTATAAAACGAACAGGATCTGTAGCAGATTTCTGATGCATATCATCGTCTGATCCTTCCATAAGAACATTGGACATCCATATAAACTTGTTCTTATCAGCAATCTCCTCTGTCATCTCTTCCATGAACTTCCAGCCTGTAGGCTTTGTCCATACGCCATTCTTCTTCTTAGCATTTTCCGGCTTAGCGGGAGCGTCTTCTGTTGTAGTAGCTGTATAGAAGTCGAACATATATGCTTTATCCACCTGTGGGATAATAGTAAGTACGAAAGAAGCGAGAACATAATCGCCATCTGTCGACTTAATAGAGATTGTTTTAATACCTGCTGAAAGACCAGCTTTTATCTTGTCATTCTCATCAACAATGTTGTCTTTGTCTTCAAGATAAATTTCGCTAAGAAGATTACCATTGAAATCAAGAAGCTGTTTCTTGTGATCGTCAAACTGTTCACCGATTGACAGATTAGACTCGCCGCCGTTTATAGCACGTACAATGTTGAGAGTGATCGGCTAATATTTGTTGTATTGTACTGTTTCAAATGAAGCATTGGTAGCAGCATCGTATATCTTATAAGTTGTAATAGAAACTTCTTCGTGTACTGCTTTCTTGCTTACACCAGAGATATAATCAAGAAGATCGTCTGTGGTATTTAATACTGTGTCGTCATCTACGTTAACACCAGCCCAGTCAAGGTCTTTTGCGTACATAAGTGGGAATGTACCAGAACCACTCTGTACGATTTTACTGGTAAGACCTACACCACCTTCTTTAGTAGTTTTCCAATTATGTGCCATGATTAAGTGTTTATAGTTGTTTTACCAAGACCAGTTTGAGCTGATCTTATTATAGTATAATCACCTGTAAGACCGTAAGGGCCGTTTGCGTTATTCTTTACAGAGATGTAACCGAAGCTAAATCCACCCACTTTAAATGTAGCAGGATTAACGTTCCATGAATTAGGAAATGCAATATATGCATACTGCCCATTAGGCGCGTCAAATGTAATAGAGCCAGGTTTACCTGTGTATAATGAAGAAGAAGCATTGCTTGGAATTGAATCTTGTGTAGACCCGTTTGAATACCAAATATACATCTTCTTTGAAACGAGAATACTCTTTGTATCTTTACCAGCCTCGTCTTCTTTTGGTGTGTAATTAAGTGTATATGATACAGTATCAGTAATACCGCTAATTGTATCGGTTAATGTCTGAATAATCTTCTTCGTTCCAAGATTACCACCTGTGACAGTAACCTGTGTCATCTCGTCCATCTTGTAAGCGGCTGTAAGCATTACGTTGACAGTAGTACCATATTCAGCAGATGCTGGTGATACAGAAAGAGATGCTGTCTGTGCAGTAAATGGTTTGATTGAAAGTTTTCCGTCTTGGCGGTCGTAGTGTAAGTATATACTTTTTACTCCGGTAAGAGGGGTCTTTGATGGATCTACTCTAAACTTGTCGATTATGACTTCATCTGTATACTCGTCATCATCGTCATCAGATGAGCCTTCTGAACCAGATCCTTCACCTGAGTACATATCACTCTTCATCTCGTACCCGTCCAACCACGATCTTACCTCTTCCTCTGTAGCATACATACTCAGATCTTCTCTTGTGAGGTAATCAACATCGTTCTCTAATTCCGAAATCTTGGATGGAATTACGGTACTTGATGTAGCATCGTCAGATGAATCAGACGAACTAGAAGAGGAATTGTCTCTTTCATTCCATTTTTCTTTTTCTTCCTCGGTGACGTGTGCACTATCGTCTTGCAGATGTTGTTCTAACTCCTTCTTAAGCATTACAATCTTTTCATCAAGAAGGCGATCAACATACTCGACTATGCCACCGTGAAGATGTTCGTTTATTAATCCGTTCATAAATTACGTAATTTGAATTATATGTATACGGCAAAAGGGAACATCTTTTGGATGCCCCCTTACCATTATGTCGTTATGTTATTATGCAGCTTGCTCTGCTGCTGTCTCCTCGACCTCTTTCTTCTCTTCTGCCTGTGTATCAGAAGATCCATAGCCAGCTTCGCCACGATCTGACTCACTGAGCTCCTCTGCTTCTACAACTTCTATCTCTGGAATTGGTACGATTACAAGTTGCACGAAGCGTTCGCCTGCCTTGTATACAGCAGGAATTACATCTGTGGTTGCCTTGAATACAGCCATTATCTCACCCCTATAGCCTGAGTCAATTACACCAACACTATTTGTCTGTGCAAGAGACTTCTTGTAGATGCTTGATCTTGGGAACAGTAAGCCTACGTAGCCTTCAGGAATCTCTACTGCGAGATCTGTATGATATACGAGCATTAGCTGTCCACATTCATTTATCTGTGTTGTTATAGACGTAGCAGTAAGATCCAATCCTGCATCTGTTACATGTGCTTTTGTTGGCATCACTGCGTTTTCTGATAATTTCTTAAACTTTAACTGCATATTACTTTTAATTTCAAAAATTATGAACTAAAGCAGATCTTACGGGATGCTGTTAGTTTTGTTTGTCTCCCACCTAGGATTCGAACCCAGACTAAAAGGGTTAGAGCCTTCTGTGCTAGCCATTACACCAGTGGGCGTTGGACGGGCGTTTTTTAAAGAGCTCCCGTCTTTGCTCTAAGGTTTTCCGATCTTGTGTAGACCACGACACAAGATAAGTGTTGGTACCCGTATCAGATGCTCTGTTTAACCATCCACCAACCATTCGCAGCGTTACGACCCGCTCAATGACTCTTGTTCCTATTTCGTCGTATTCTAGTACAAGCAGTGTTTCGGGAGAAGGAGTCGAACCTTCACTCTCTAGATTATGAGCCTAGTATGTTACCTTTACACTATCCCGAGATATATGGGGTACGAATACCCCAGTTAATTACTTACCGGTTACCCAGTTCCAGAAGCGCTTGAAGATGTTTGGCTTCTTTTCAACGAGCTTGTCTCCGCAGTTACATGGGCACTGTACGATCTGGAATGTGATCTTAGGTGCTGCACGATCTACAAGTACGTCCAACTCGTTCTGTGTCAGCTTAGCTGCAGCGATTGTCAAGTATACATCTGCTGCTGACTGAGCGTTTGTGATATCTACAATGTAATCAACTGTAGTTGACTTCTTTACTGTTCTCATAGTTATTTATCTTTTAGCGTATTTTCGTAACATTGTTCTTATTTTTCAAGCTGCTTCGCACGATGGTGCACATGCGTCACATGTTTCGTTGCAACATGCATCTGACCATGCACCCACTACAGAGTTCTTTCTAGCTTGCTCCTCCAGCCATTTTTGCTGTTTCTCGTTGTAAGCTTCGAGATTCTTTCTCCAATCCTCTGACTTTACGACAATCATCTGCATAGGGAAGTCTTTCTCATAGAATGTGACAACAATATCACCAGCCTCTGCCTGTGCTACAGTGTCTCTATAAGTTACTGTACAATCTTCTTTTGCAACATATATACTGTTGACACCCTGTCTCTCACTATCCTGACGTTTCAGGACAACACCTTCTGTGTCAAGAGTATATCCGCAATCTGCTAATAGGTATTTCATTTTGGACTATAGTCTTTTGTTTTATTATTTTTAAATCGGTTTTTCAGTTTAAACTTAAACAGTTTGTTAAACAATATCTCTCTATAGTCTTCAGGATCTTTCATCACTTCGGTCGTATACTCGAACTCGTACATTACTATTTTTCGTACGAGCTCGTAGTCATAACCTAGTTTCTTTGCTATAGATCGACAAGTTTTGTCTAAGTCCATTACTTCTCTACTCCGATTATTGCATACATGTCAATCAGTTGTGTGTCCTTACAAAGGTCAAACCAACGACCAGTTCCCTCCTTATATATAATAATGTCACCGATCTTTATTGGATTTGCACTTTCGTTGTTCTTGAACTCATAAGGGATCTTAATTACTACACCCTTTCTGTAGTCCGAAGGAACACTCTTGATTTCCTTTTCTACTTCGTCGTAGTCAGTAGCTTCAATTCCATTATCATCCTTTGTTTCGGCCTTAGGAACTGGTTTACTGAACTCTTTCTCTATCATTACCGGATCCAGTGGTTTTACCAGGAACTGATTTCGGAACTCTATCTTTATCTTTTTAGATACGTCCTCTGCCAGTACTGACTGATCCACGATCTGTGTATCCTTATCTTCCATATTACTTCTTAAGATCTGAAAGGTGGTTTAATACTGTAAGCAAGTTTGTGAGAACTGTAAGCTTCTCTGTCTTGAGGCATGCTGGAATACCGGCACAATCCTCATCAAGATTGTCAAGTTCACTACTGAACTGCTGTTTCATGCTTTCAATCTCATCGAACACGTTTACGAACTTGTCTTTCTTAGTCTCCTCAGCAAGGAAGCCGTCTCTAACAAGACTCTTTGCGTAGCTTTCTGAGATCTCATATACAGAGTTGTATGCAGATGAAATATCATCTCCCTCAACATCTGTTGACGAATATTCTGTTGAATACACGCTTCTATATGTACCGTCTTCAGTCTTTTCGAATGTGTCACCAACCTCCATAACGAAGAATGGTTTAACTACTTTCAGTGTTTTTGTCATTTTCGTATCGTTTAATTACACCAGCATAACGTAAAATTATACAAAAGTGGTTGCAAAACGTATAAAATTTTGCAAAAAGCAACCGTTTTTGTGTTATTTTCGTTTCTTATATAGACTATATTAAGCTTAATATAATATATTATACAGTATGGATAAGAAGAATAAGAAGAAGTTAATAGTAGACCGATATGAGAATGGGATATACCCACACTCAGTGTTATATGTAGCTAAACATGCCACTTACGACAACCTAAAAAACAAGTTTAACGTGACAAAAGAAGACTTTGATGGTAGTTTTGATGCATGTTTACTGTCTGGATTAACCAATAAAGATAAAAAGGAATCATGTTTCCTGGTCTTACTTGATGATGATCTCTTAAAACGAGACACCGCCTACAAGATCGGAGCATGTGCACATGAGGCATTGCACTATACAATACACCTGATGGAGTATATCGAGATGAAGATGAACAGAACAACTGGTGAAGCGTGCTGTTATTTAACAGAATGGGCAACCAAATGTATATATAATACGTTAATTAAATGATAACGCGCAGATGACTATGATTGAATTGAATGCTATACTATATTACGCTGATTTCCTCAGTATGAAAGAAACAAGTACCCCTGTAACAGATACATGTAAGTACTTTTTCATACATGGAACTCCAATAAATTCCTGTTACATTGCTGACGTAGAACCGGTGTATAACCCTGAAAATGAATACTTTAAGCAGAGTAAACGAGAATTTGAACAACTTAAAACAAGGTTTGGAGAAGAAGGCGCGATGTCGTTTATCGAAGATATCTGTAGTCTCAAATCCTGTGGTGCTGTTAACGGAGAAAGGATGTTAAGATGCATTCATCAGTATAGCAAGAAAAAGGAGTTTGAAAACGCGTTAGCTAAGTACGATAAATGGAAAAAAGACCTTATATTTCAACACATTATCAAAGATGAAGATGGAAAACGAATCTGGACTTAGTGCACAAAACAAGTCGCACACTAGGAAAACACTCAAGGAATGTCTATCAAATCCGTCCTTAAGGGAAGCGATACAGAAGACTAAAGAAAGGCAAAAACGACTACTTAAATTCTTAATGAACAATGGGAAAGATTAACAAATTTGCAAATTTATACGATAAAAACGGCAAACTCATTCGTCACACTGATAAGGACGGAGTACTAAAGAATATAACAATTCCGGAGTTAGAGAAGATGATTGACGAATATCCTGAGGATGGTGATGCATTAGCACTCGATAACATGAAGATGGCACTCTTCCAGATGTATAATAAGTATGGAGATCCACATAGAGAAGAGCTCATTAAACGAATCCTTGAGGAACAAGCTAAACGTACTAAGCCTGAGGAAGTTACGGAAAAGCTGCAAGAGCTGAATGATACTTTAGAAGAAGAGAAGACTGACGACTTCGAATACATAGACACAGAGAATGTAACAACAGGAAAAGGTATCTTAGAGCAAGCCAAGACAGATATTGTCATGAATTATGATCCAGCGGTTGTCGAGGAAAAAATGAGTAAATTCCAACAAAGAATAGCAGCATAATGAAGCTAGATAGAATACTACTGGATGGGGACGCATTCGATTCCAGATGCGGAGAAAAGTATAAGAAGTACAAAGGTGAAGCAAAGTGGTTGGTACGCAGTAATGAATACCGTATTCTAATAGAAGGAAGTGGAAGTAGAAGAAAAGACACAAGAAAATACGATGTCACAATATACAATTCGAAACTACACACTTGCAAACATTGTATAGTATGGAGACACTTCTTCGATAGATTCAAGCAAAGGTGCTGTGCTAAAACAAATGTATGGTACAGAATATGTCTACTGTTAATACACGACAAAGACAACAAATTCAGTACTACCACCAACAGGAGGTATGTAAAAGCCGACGATAAATACAGCTTCGCATTAGCCTATGATATGACAGAAGATGGGATACTGATATACAAGACCTTCTTTATAAAAGATAACGAACATTGTGTGTAGTGCCCAAACCATTCCGATCTAATGGGTCAGTGGAGGAAAAGCGCATTCGAACTTCTGCTAAAACCGAAGGCTTACTCCGATAATAAAGGTATACTAGAATAGATACATAATAATCTCGAACATTAACTTGTTCGGGATTTTTTTTTGCAAAATTTTTTAAAAATTTTTTGTTGTGTAGGTGTGAAAACGCGAAACAGCAATGAATCACACCCGTACTACGGCTGTCGGATTGGAACACCCCACTCCCTGTGCTAAAACAGATTTTTAGCAACACACCAAAATTTCACAATTATGACCACATTTTCTTACATCAAGGTATGCAGTGACTTCTCAAGTGATAAACCTTTTGCAACCGCTTTCTTCACAAAGAGTGATAACAATAACTCACTTTTTGCGCAAAAAAGCATGCAAAATAACTTATACACTTTCGGGTTGGTACTGCGGGGTTTTGACAACACTATCAAAGACCTTTTCACTGGCAGATTAGACGCTGTTGAGAAGGAACTTAATGACGTTTTCAAAGACCAGCCAACGGACGGAATTGAGTGTTACGACGTGACAGTTTTAGACGTTACCGACGGCGAGTGCAAAAGTATCAAATTCGGCGAAGGTGACGACGAAAGAGAACTGCAAACTTTCCATCGTGCCTATATGGGTACGTATGACGAATGCTTAGCAGACCTCAAACGTCAGTACGAGAACAACAAAAGCGCGTGGAAGTTGGAGAAGGCTTAGCCTCTCCACTTTCCGCCGTTTTTGGCGTACATCTCGACAAACCATAGTGTGAAATTTTATTAATATATAGCTTTTTCATTAAATCGATTATAAACCCTTAAAACTTTCAAGTTATGGAAATTAACAACATTTATGCAGAAGCTGTAGTTAGTAAGAGTGTTAAATTCAACCAGGGAGATGCTATTGCTCTTGGTCTCGAATGGACAAAGGTTTCAAACTGGACTCTTGCAGTCGAACTCAAGGAGAAGTATAACAAGACTCCTTTCGATGAGCGCAAGGATTTTCCTAAGATTCCTAATGACAAGGAGATGAAGGAGTTGCAAGACGCAGCCGTTGAGAGTCTGAACAAGATATCAAAGTTTATGAACAAGATAGCCTTGTATCCTGACAGAAGCAACATCTTCGAAGACTAACTACATAAGAGTGAGTGGGTGTGTATCAAACACACTCACTTCTCACGTGCATCCCAGGAGCACGATAAAAAATCCTAACTGATGAGACTGGGACGAAACACAATTTGTGTATTAGGAAACTAACAGCAGTGTGTGTATGCTGATAAATTACGCACATCCCAAATCACGTATCCATTTGCGGCAAAATGTTAATGGATATTAATAACATTATGGTACTCAAAAATTAGCCTTGACGGCAACTACGGGGCATAATGTTTGGTCACATGTGCCCTGTGATTTAGGAACAAATGTCCGCTCTGACTCCAGTGCACGTTTTGCACAACGTTTAGCAAGGAGTTTGATTAGGGCTAGATAGTACTGAGACCAATACAAAGTGACTTGTATCAGTATTATTGATGGCCTGGCGGACAACGGCAAGCGTGACACCGTAAATGAGCGCATGGAAGTAAGATCGCCATTAAGTATTCAATCGTATTCACACGAGGGTAAAATACAGATCTAGCTCTATGGAAGAGGTCATCTCTCTTCCTTGAGTGCACAGTGTGAAAGTTATCAAAACTACATATATTATGAATAAGTTATTGTTCATAGCAGCAATGTTCATTGCTTGCAGTTGTTCTTGTGATATATCCCAGGATACAACAACCATGTATGAAGAAGCAATAGTTGATATGGAAAACATCATAGCTAAAGATGAGGCTTTGTTGGATTCTATTAATACTACATTCCCATTCATGGACACCATCGGTGAGACCGATGAGTATGTGGAGCTTTGCGAGACTCGTGAAGCATTTGAACTGAGCAGTACATATGCTGCTAAACATCATCATTTTATGGTTTACTGTAAGATGTTTGATACTCTTCTCGACAATACTATGCGGATAATGATAGAAGATGAAGATTCTGTCACTCCAAACATGGTAAGATGTGTGTATTACAATGACAACTAAAATCATTTGTGTTATGAAAAAATTGTCAAAACTTGCTGAAAACATTGCAGTCGTATTCATGACAGTATTAGCATTCACAATGATGATTGCCGTGTGTTGGATATTCTGTAAATAGTCAGAGGTATGAAACAAGTCATCTTTATTGTGCTATCGGTGATTATATTCACCGTAGTGCTAGCAGTAGGAATCAATAGTGAGGTAGAACAACAGAAAGAAGTCGCAATCATGCGTAACAATGTGGACAATATGAGTTCACAAGTTGAGCGCTATATTGACATGTTAGACGATGCATCTGACATGGCAGTAGAAATATACGACGACTTCAATACGGCTGCCATAGGGTTTTATCGTCAAACAAATGTTGATAGCATGCGTGTGCATTATAATAATGTACGACAATGCTATAAGCTTGCCGAGAAATATACCATCGACAACGTAAAAGTTGAACTACAATTCAGTGAGATTCTACAAAGAAAAAATCGCCAGACTGACCGTTAGCCGTCCTAGGCAAGGACTTGTAAAAGAGCATAAGGCAGTTTAGCCCCTAATCGCGAATATGGGACGACGTTTATTGCTATCGTAAACTAAGCAAAGCTGAGCCGGCTAGACGGGCTTTGACACCAGGCAAGAGACCGGATACACAGTGTATGACAGCGTGTTTGAGACTTCCGACAGATGTTAACCTCTTCCTCGGCCTCTCAGCACGCTGTTTTTGTTTAACCTAAAACTATCAAAGTTATGGAAAAGAAGAATCTTTTAGTTATAAAACCAGAAAAGCCAACAGAACGTCTGATAATGTATTGCAAATTGTTGAAATACCTAAGAAAACTTCAAATTAAAGAAGCAGAACTTCATATTAAAGAAGCAGATGGTACTTTTTACAGAAAGATTTGTAAAAATGCGTTCTTTCCTTTCATGAAAAGATCACCTTATCCTTGGGATAAACAATGGTATTATGCATTTTGGCATCATGATATATACGGATGGATGGTCGTAAGTTTAACCCGCTTAAACGATGTAAAGTTATGATTACAAAAGCTATTGTTGAGCTAAATGCGTGTGTTCATGCTCTTAAGTTCTATCGTGACAGTAACAACGTCTTTTATCACGTAATACTGACCGACAATAAAATGTCAAAAGTCCTTAAAGACGACATAAGACGTTTGAAATGGATTGTTGTCGAAGATTTGCTACGGAAAGCCACAAAAGGAACGTCAGAAGAAATTTATAGCACAGAAGACTTAGACCGCTTTGCAAGCAACTATGGTAGGACTATTGAAATCTACGATGGTAATCACATAGCTAACAGTTTTGTCGATTATTTTCGTGATACTTCTAAAGAATGTCGTCGTTGTTCTGTTTGTGGTCGTTTGATGCAAGAGGGTTATTGTGTAGATGCTGGCTGGAAATACTATTGCTCTGATGAATGCTTACACAAAGACTTCACAGATGAAGAATGGGAAGAAGAATGTAAGAATAACGATCAGTCTTATTGGACTCAATGGTACTAAATTATAAGGAGGATCAAACATGTATGTAGCAAAAGATGAAGACGGTATGATATATCTCTACCGCAAAAAGCCAAAAAAAGATAACGCAAATAATTGTTGGCATTCACCAGGAGATTTTATATTGAGATTGGAAGAAAAACATCTTCCAAAATCAATTAATCCTAACTGGAGTGATTCTGAGCCAATAGAAGTCAAACTTGTACGTAAAAACAAATAACTATGAAAAAGAATCATTCTATACACATTACAATGCTTAAAATGTGTACACAATTCTTAAAGCATTGTAGGGATTGTAGAAGTAAGAATGTATATAAAATTGTTTGTACAAAACGTTTTGTATCCATAAACTACAGAATCCGTCCTGTAAGACGTGTATTAGTTACTATTGAATGTGGAGAAGGTGATCTAATGTATATTGGAGCAAATGTATAAGTTATGAAGAAGAAAAGTAAAGCAGTCAAAGACTTGGTTTCATACTGCAAACTTCTAAAGTATATGAGAACGTACAGACTGTCTATTATGGGAGATTGGTTGTTATATAAATCTGAATACAAAAGAATTATTAACAATCTGTTTCGTCCATATATGACACATTCATTTAGTTTTAGAAAAAATGTAGACTACTGGATCGTCTGGACAGATATATTCGGAAACAACAAATGCATTCTTGAATCGGACATAAATGAAGTGAAGCTATGAAAAAAGGTCAATTAACACAAAGTGAAAAGCTTGACATGCTCTGTCAAATGCTCAGACATCTTAGAACATCAAAAGATTACCGCTATCGTCGTATTCTGAAGAGTGTACAATTTGCTTATCGAAAAGAAAAACTGCATGACAACAAATACGCGAAATACGTAGACGTCATGTGGATCAGCGATTCCATGTTTCATAAGTTATCATATGATTGTAGCATTCGTCGCAAACTGGGTTGTTATCTAACTATAGCGATATGAAGCAGAAGAAGGTGATAGAGGCTGATAAACTCAGTCTCTATTGTCGTGCTCTAAGGTGTTTAAGACAACTACATCCAGATTATTACTCAATGGTTGTGAAAACTGATATTGAAACAGCATACACAATAATGAATACTCATGACATAAAAATAGTCAAAGATGTACCAGATCTTAGACTCTATGTAACTTTATATTTACACATGAGGATTCCGCCTGATATACTGATCTGGAAAGAAGAAGTTTAACTCAAAAATTATCAAAATGAAAAGGTTAAAAACAATGTTGTCTCCTAGATGGAAGAATGATCTTGCCACTGGAGACTTAATGCGGTGGTGTGCATACCTTGGAGTAACGAGAAAGACGTGTCCGATTGCATACAGAAGTTTGTGTAAGAACAAATATCGTCTTACAGTGAATGACTTTAATATGAGGTCAGATAAAGCTTATATATCTGTTCGTATTGAAGACGTTTACGAAACAAGCTTCATAAAAGCACATTGTCCTCTCTGTTTGAATACAAAAAAACTAATAGGAGCGTGTGTTGTGTGGAATAACTTTATCAAAAATTATACACGATGAAACAGAAAAATGTTAAAATTCTTGAGCTCCTCGTTGTAACAATGAGGATCTACCGCAGAAACATGTGGGGTTCTTACAAAGACATTGTGAATAACAAGCTCAAGTTAAAGGTTATGTATGACAGCAAACAAAATGCTGCCATATTCACAGGTACTGTACGACAAACAAATAATACACAATAATATTATGTTTGAAGGTACTGTAAAAGAACTACTGCTCTTCTTCTTTGTAATTGGTTTATTGTTCACCGGAGGAATTTGCTTCGGTATGTACATAGGTGAACAGCAATGCCAGAAGACAATTGAAGAAAAAGATGAGCTGATTAAATGGCGCACACATCATGCAGCTGTATTGGAGGATGTAATAAACGAAATTTACGAACATGATCGTGAATATTTCGATAAAAATATTGCAACCTCAGCTCCTTTTAACTCTCTCCGCTCCCTTTACAGGGATGAATTTGAACGTGATCCAGAAAAGATTACGTGGGACGACATGTATAACTACTAACGTTTATAACATGAGCTATCCTAATCCAAGACTTATAGTCATTCTTGTATTGGCTGTATGTTTTTCATGGTTCGTTGGTGTAATTACCAAATCAATATCCGTTGGTGTAGTATTCTTTGCGTTCTGTGTTGCTTATATGATGTATCAATCATTAAATAAATACGACGATGAAGAAAAATGACATACGATACGGACAAAACATCGTTCATAATGATGGCACCATCGTAAAGGTCCATCATGTTGATGAACAAAACCGAGTACATTATTTTGCCATACTAACCAATGGTAATAAAGGTGTACCAGGATACGGAGTCGGTATGATCGTTCACAATGACGATTATAAACTAGTCTACGGAACTATTGACCAATTCCGTCCAGCAGCCCCATCCGAAAAAACCAGGATGGAGCGCTGGTTAATCGAAAAAGCTAAAAAATCATAATTGGGGCATAAAAGTTTTAGTTTTTATTACGTTTTTCATTTGAACGTAGGATACACAGTCTGTGAAGATAGTGTATCCATTTCCCTTAGACCGAATGGTTAATCTGGGTTCGATTCCCAGCGTGTCTACAAACTGCAGGATATTATTGCTAAAGTAAAGGTGCGAGTTTATGATAGTGATAATGTGGAAAATATTAGCTGTTCCCGAGGAGAGACCCGCATGGACCTCGACAGTTCAGTTAAGATATGGGAGGATCAGTCTGATAAAAAGTGTAGGACGTGCCCTGCTAAACGCGATAGGCGAGGCTACTCTCAAAATTAAATATCACACCTGCAAACCTAATCAATTAGTTACAATCCTTAATAAATAACACGAAAATAACGAAGTAGCAGTTTTTAGGACCTTCCTAGCTTCTCGTTAAAGTAAACATGGAAGTAGACTGTGCACAAGTTTCGTAAGTCCAGGACGCTTGGTCCGTAGCACACGTGTTGGCTTGTGGTTAAGAAAGTGATTAAAAGATTAGTTTTATCCCGTAAGGGTGGTCAGGAGTATAGCTCAGCGGTAGAGTGCTGGATCATATGGATGACAAAGATGCACCATAATCCAGAGGTCGACGGTTCAAACCCGTCTACTCCTTCAACTACTATTGGAAAGATTTTCTTACAGATTTTCGTCTTAGCTCAAACTGCTTGTGAAAGTAGTTTCAGTTTCTATAGGAAAAAGTGTTTTTCGTAATAATCTTTCACACCTGTCTGTGAAGATCGGTGTGTTTTTAACTTGGGCTAGTTGGAATTGTCATACAATTACAGTATGATGATTGGCAGCGGATGTGTATTGAACTAACTATTCAATTATACTCGCACATTTCTATGGGTCGGGTCCATAGTAGTCCACTTGGGTTTTAGAATGCATGTTATTATAGGTTTTTGTTTAGTAGCAAGCAATATTCAAGCGTTAGATGGTATAATTCGTGAGAACAATACCATTTCTTCTTTAATGATTTAATGAATAGTTCTACTACACTTGTTCGTGAGAATAGGTGTAGTTTATTCTAAAACTAAAAAATATCACGCTTAACGGTTTGCAGGTAGCTCAGAGCGTGTAAGAAATTCGAGAACCTGCGTTTCGGAGAATACGACCCAGGCTAGGTGGTCTCAGTGGGTTCGAGTCCCACATTCTCCACAAATGTATACAGCGGTATACGCCTTTAACAAGGTTTAAGACTCAAAAATAAAAGGAGTTGTATCACTTGCTCGTGAGAGTGGGTGATACTTTTTACATCAGACACATCTGTTTTCTGCAAAATAACAGCCAACTTTTAAAGTTGGGGTCTTGTCTCATGGTGTAATGGTAGCACAACAGGTTTTGGTTCTGTTTGACAAGGTTCGAATCCTTGTGAGACAACAATTCATGACTACTTCAAACAATGGGTTTTATTTTGTTGAACGACTTTTTTGTTTAATTTTCCTACCTGTTCGTGAGAATCGGTAGGTTTTTGTATGAACTCACATGTCTAACTAAAAATATAAAGCAAAATGAAAATTATCAAAATTTCAACTTGTGTAAAAGAACCTGTAGGGTTCACTGTTACATTTTCCAGGGAGGATCTCAAAGGAGGACCAAAGTGTAAAGCTATAACCGTAATTAACGGTTTACAGCATGAACTAGAAAAAACTCCTTCCGTAGAGACCACAGAAGATGACATCAGCGATTTGCTTTCGAGCGAGAACGAAGTTTGGTGGAGAGTAGACATGAACTGTCCGTCAAACAAAAAGCCAACTGTAGTTGCACGAATCAGAGATATTAGCAACGATAGATTATGGGCTGTAAAAGTCTTAAAAGAGTGTTGTGAATGCTGCTTGAAAGAAGCAAAGGATTGTATAGATACAAATCCAGATACTATAACATTTAGAGCTCCAAAAGAAGCCGTGTTAGAGTATGCAGAACTCACACAAAGAGACCATCGTGGTGTATCTATAGAAATTATTGCAGAAGATCCACACAAGGACTTGGCAAATTAATTGTTATGAACAATCATTGCCATTACGAAACGTCTCTGTTGTTAAAATGGCGAGGATTTAAATGGAAGTGTACACGATATTGTGAGTATACTGAACATAAAGGACAGTTTGTATACAAAACATCTGTAGTTCCTGTAGGATATGAAGATTTTGAACATGGTAAAAAACACTACTTGTTGATACCTACTTACACTGAAGCAATAAGATGGATAGACAGATATTGTAAGATAACAATAACTGTAAAACCAATATTACTTGCAGACATGAAAGTAAAATACAGGTATCAAGCGGTAGGTTTCGCCGAGAAAGAAGGTTATTTTATCACAAGTAAGGATTTTTATCATTCTATGGAGACTGCAGAAGATGAAGCAATAAAACGAGTACTAAAAGATCTTAGATATGGACAACAGAATCAGACCTCTTCGTAGGTCAACTCAACCAACAAAATTCGTCTTTGATTCGTTTCCTCACGGGCCAATTGACGTTAATTCATATGAGGAGCAAGTTAAATCTTTAAATTTTCAAAATTTATGGTAGTAAAACTTCACGATCGCGACAACGATTCAGTGTACGTTAATCCACAACATGTCGCACTTGTTACAGCCTGTTACAACGAAGGCGAAAAAGAAAACGGTGCAATCGTTCATGTAAAAACAGGAATGGGATGTGCACGAATCACTGTCACAGAAAGACCAGAGGAAGTAGCTGTGCTATTAAACACAGCTGAACTCGCAACTGTTGGAAACAAGAAGTCTAACTCTAGAAAGAAGGCAGTAGATGGAGAATAGTTGTAAATTTGCTCCTCGCAATGGAGAAAAATATTGCAAACTAGGTGTACAGCCTACGCAGTGTAAAAACTGCAAGGCTTGCCACCCATAAGTCTAACTTTCAAACATCATCAAAATGGCTAGCAAAAAAGATCCAGAAGCTAAGTTCCGTGGTCGCTTTTTATTCAGCTTGCGTTCTAATAAGATAAAGAAAGATTGTTATGGCAAGGCAGCTATGATAATCAGTACTTTACTTGGAATAGACCACAAAGTAGCAGAACAATTAGCTGCCGATTCTGGTAGAACAGCAATGGACATCAGTGTGTATGATCTAAGGAAACTACAACTCGTCAAAATCTGCCTAAACAAGGCAGGAGTTTTTGTTTCAGGCAACGAGTTGGATACAACACGTTATCTTAGGCTAAATGAGTCATCTGCAGTTCCAGACCTGGTAAGTAACGATGAAGTGGCTCATGAAGCTTATTATGAAGCGTACAAATCGTTTCGTAGTACATACGCTGATATGTTTCACATTGTTGTTCCTCGAGTCAATGACATTGAAGAGGAGGACCGAATCAGTTGTCAAAGACCTGTTGAGAATCAGGAACAGGAAGCAACAAAAGAGACAAAAAACATTGTGATGGATGCAATAATGTGTGACATAAAAAGTCATCTTCAAGCACCTTTAAGCCCTGCAGAAATCGATCGAGCTAAGAGGTACTTCCTTGTATTCAGAACACGCCTGATCATAGCGGAACTGATGAAATTAGATCCGTCTGATCCTTTGTTTAACCTTCTAGACCAAAAGTTACATGGAAGTAAAGACCAAAGAACGCAAGGTGATTGATGAGGTTGCGATCATCTTAAAACCAGGAGACTTCGAAGACGAAGCTTCTCTAGCTAAAGCTCACAAAACGTTAGACAACGTCTTTCGTGATGTCAGCAATGGCACAATCAAACCTCACAAAGACGAAATCAGTACGAACGATAGGCGCAGATTCAAGGTCTGGTTCAACAACCTCACAAACGAGGAAGCTAACAAGATCGCAGAATACGCAATCAGGGTCGGTATACCGTATCACCGTCAATTCGAGTAATTATGTATATAACAAAAGAACACACGGTTATGGTTACAGTACTAGATTTCGCAGTCGTTGTAGTTATCGCTGTAACATTCGCAATTGCAGCACTTATATTTCTTCACAAAGGCGCAGAACAAGGCAGAAGAGCTGACCAAGCTGAAGCCAAGGCTAAAGCCTACAAGAGGGAACGTGATGTATTTGAGGATTATTACAACGTTACTGAAAGCTTTATAGACGATCTTGGTGAAGAATACGGAGGTTATATCGAAGTATTCTCTAGACACAAAGATTATGTAGATGCTAAAATTAAAGTAGATACAATATGCTTCCGGTAAAACTACAGAAATACAAAAAAGAGGCAGTGTGGAAAGTGCTCTATAAAAAGAGTGGCTGCACAATGCCTCTTTTCGTGAAGCTTACATATCATACGGCTCTTCACAGAAAAAAGATCCTTAGCCAGCTGTTTGGTGACTGGCAAGGTGAATTCATCATCACCAAATAACTAATAAACTCGTCAAATGGTAAAACAAGGAGATGTCGTGGTAAAAGACGGCACCTATTACCTAGTGGGTGTGTGTAAATCTAATTCAAAATCCGTATACGCATACAAGATAGAAGACGGTATATTGGATAAGGATTGTATGTATTATCTCAGCAGAAAGTCAATAGAGAAAGTTGATGTGTGCAAGTCTCGAATTGATGCTACGAATCTTAGAAAACTTGAACGTAATGGAACGAACATCATCGTAGAATACAGAACTCATGAAAAAGTATTCAATGCAGTAAAAGACGGTATCAAAGTTTTCAAATTTAGTAACATTGATGAAAAGGCTGTGTATGTATCAATAATTTCTGCAACAAGAACTGCGAGAAATGGCATTCCTTTTAGGTTGCATCTACAAATCAAAAAACTCTAAACTATCAAAGGTTATGAGAAAATCAAAATTTCTTTTACCGTTCGTAGTTATGGCTACCATATTTACGCCATGCTTTGCGGCTCAACCGCAAAAGAACGACACAGTTAGTGTGAACTCTATGGATATCAAGAAGTGGGTACAGGCAGAGTCTGTAAACGCTAAAGGTGCTAAAGTCATTAAGTACTACTGCATCTACAAGGATGAACTTGTAAACACTTCAAAGAACACCTACGAGAAAGCAAAGCTGTGCCAACAATATGGCGCTAAATGTGCTCTTATTTGTATCGGCAAAAAGCAAGGAAATCGTTTCACACCGAAGCGTATTACTTTGAACTAGTCGATAAGATCTTTCATTCCCAAATCAGAGGAGTGTGCACATCAAAGTGTGCACTCCCCTGCTCTGTAGAAAACGCCTATGTCTGGAAACCTCAAGCCCAGAATGCAAGAAGATTGAGAGGGCAGAATCACTCAATTAATTAACTAATTTATTAACTTTTTAAAATTTATCAAAAATGAAAAAGTTTTTAGCAATTGCCGCACTGGCAATGTTAGGCGCCATTGGCGTCTCACTCACCTCGTGTGAGAAATTGAATGATGGTATCAGCTATGCTGATTCCGTCAAGATCACCAAGATGATCGACGAAACGATGTCCCCATCTTTCGACAATGCCGACGAGTTTACTCGTTACGCTCTCAACGAGGGTGACTATCAGGAGTTTGTTCAGACTGTACGCACTCTTGAATCCATCACAATTGCCTCTATCGCGTCTAACGTCGTGAAGGAGTACAAGTTTGTTGACTACAACGGATTCATGCGGGAGTACAAGAAGAATAGGCCGATGTACGATACGTTCGATAAAGAAACAAAACGAGCGGGCGTAGGTGAACATCACGATGAGCCGATAGAACAGATGGTCAGCATGAGATTACAACCAGCTCCGGATACTATAAAGAAGTAGCAATATGAAAGCAATTGTAATTCTTTATGACGGAGTAACTCCAGTCATGGGTGCTGTAAAGGAGCTCATCGAAAACGCGCCATTCATTACGAACCACAGCGATGTAGACGTCAAATTCTTTGACGAAGACTCAATCGCAGGTCTCGTGGCAAAAACATGTGTGATCCCTACGATGTCTGTAGAAGACGGCAATTCTTCTGTAGAAGTAATAGCTACATTGTGTTCTACAAGGTCATTGACAAGATTTATGACAGAGCTTGCTAAGAGATTTATAGATGCAGAAGATGATCGAGAGTCTGATGCAACCAGAGGATTCCTCAAAGCATGCTCAATCCTCGCTAAGTCTGACAGGGAAGCCCCTGTGTCAAAAACAATTACACAGAAGTATGGGTTTACACAGAAACATCGTGATATTGTGAGAACCTTTTACAAAGATTATCTCAATCAGTAATGGCACGCACTTACACCAATCAGTACAAAAGTACTCGCAAAGCACATCTGAAACCTTATAACAGGAAGAAGATGAGAATGCTTGAGATCGATTAGTTAATCGAGTGTACAAACTTTTAAAGTAACGCAGATATTCTGCATAGTAATAACCAATTTTAAACTATCAAAGTTATGGCAAAGAAAGAAAACAACGCAGCAAATGCTGCAACAGAAACAACAGTAGAGAACATCGAGCAGCAGATCAAGGGCGAGAACAAGATGGAAGATGCCATCGTCGCTGAGGCTGAGAAGGAACTCCAGAAGGAGAAGGACGACAAGAAGAAGGGCGAGATGAAGAAGGCGCTCGTGATGGCTGAGTACATCAACAAGCGTGAGCTTCTGCAGCTTCGTAAGCGTCGTGCTGAGGAGAAGATCACCAAGGAGGCTCTCACAGCTACCAAGGAGAACCTTGACAAGCTCAAGAAGGGCGAGATCACTCCACGCGCATACGATCAGGCTCTCTATGAGCTTTCTAAGAAGCGCCGTGAGGAGTTCAACAAGATCGATGATGAGTACAGAAACCTCGTTCGTGAGCTCAATGACAACTTCCCAAGCTACTATAGCACCGATTGGGAGTATGAGCGCTGGGCAGAAGGCTGCCGTCGTCCATCTTGGAGCTTCTAATTACGTCGTTGGCTCAATCAAGAGCGATTTCAGAAAGGACGTAATAGTCAAGCCCCGCATTCAGAACCTACGAGTCAGTAATGTATCCGAAGTAAAGCGAAATGAAGAAGTGGCTTGGTGCGGTAGGGTATCATCCTTAGCAGTGCAATCTTATGTTATCGACCTGCCAGACCTGGATAGAACCAATTCCGTGTGCCGAATGGAAGTAACTTTACGATGTCTCGAATTAACGAGAAACACAAGAGCCTTTGAGCCACGTGAGGACGGAACCTCCCGCGTAGGAGTAAATACGTACTTTGTTCAAAATAAAAGCAAAATATGTGAGCCACCGAGCCTGTCTTATGACACATATGGACTTCAAAGTGATACTGTTGTACACTGGACAAGACCCTTGAGGCAGGACGGTTAAGTACACAACATATATAAGATTGTACCTCACTAGACCTTTTGAATATATAGAAAAATTTCAGTCTAATAAACCAAAGCTTATTACCGGTAGTACTGCACTTCCATTTAGGCTGGTCTTGCAAGGGTTTTTCTGTTATTCACAAGTTAGTATTGAGATATAATTAACCTATAGGGAGCTGATCACTCCCTTTAGGTCCTACTGAGTCGTTATTAGTACGATGCAAGTGTGTTAGGACGAGGGTTCGATTCCCTCTATCTCCACCAATGGTGGGGCGGCAACCTCTAGTAAACAAGAATAATTAACTTAATTCGGGCGTTAAAGGGCGTCCTATATTATTGCTGATTATATTATGCGATTAGTTTTCTATGGATTTTTTTCTGCCGCCGCCCCACCTTTTTTAACATGGGGATAACTGGCATTGACTGCACATGAGATAAGTACGAGACTCATAAATCCAAATTTAACTGGCAATAACAATTGCATCCTTGACTATACTCACGTAGCGTAAGTAAAGTCAGCGTGGGAAACTACGAAAGTGGTCTTTATGACAGGCGCTGATTAATCAGCGTCCCAGGCTGCTGTGATGGCGGAATGGGTAGACGCAAGGGACTTAAAATCCCTTGATCCGAAAGGGTCGTGTGGGTTCGATTCCCGCTCTCAGCACAAGTTTTTACCAAGTTCTTTACAAAAACTGGACATTCACATTATTAACTTCAAAAATCATCAAGATGAAGAAAGTTTATTTGCATGCTAAAAATCGTTCCGGAGCGGTCTGGAAGAAAACGACGAGTAAGCAGTCTAAGGCGCTAACAATTAAGATGACGCCTAAGGCTAAAGATGAACCGACAGGAAGGCGAATCGAAAATGTGCAACGAGTAAATCCAGAAGTTATTCATGCACAACGTGTCGCATTCAATCAGGAACATTTCGGATGTAAGAAGTTCTATCACCAAAACGGTGAAAAGAGCTGGATCGTCCCTGTTTCCAAAAAAGAGACTCCTGCGGTTACAGTAAAAAGAATCCTACAGATTCTGGTTCCTTCTAACTTCTATTATCATACTGACAAGATGAGAAAGAAGACCGTGTACAAGCGCGATGAAAGACGTCGTGTACTCTCTGTAGAAGAAATCGATGTACCTATCGTAGCTCATGGTGAACGTGCCGTTAAGGCAATGCTACTAAAAGCAGGCGTAGATAAGGATTCTGTCATGACGAACAAGAATGTTTGTTATGTCACCTTGCATAACGCGGTGTCAGAAGAAAAAGTAAAAGAAATCTTCCCTACACTGCATATGAGAGTGTTCAAAGTAAGGAACTAAGATATAGAAGGTTCGAATCCTTCATATTTACTAACTTACTGAAATTATGAGCGGATATCGTAAATTAATATCTGATCGAATCCCTGCAACATGGGATTTGGCTCTACGTTGGCTTAAATGTCGCCGACGTTATGTCGAGCGTATTTACAACATTGGTATCGCACCTTTGAATACTGATGTCACTCACACCCGAAAACAAAACAACGATCGGAAAATGAAATACGTGAACGACACTTTTAACTTAAAGAAGTGGACGTTCAAAGATACGCTCGAACTTCACCGACTCAACAAAGAGGAAACTCTTGATGAGTTTAACTATTGGAACAAAATCTCTGATTGGGTTGCATGGTTTGCGGTGAAGACACCCTATATCAAAGATTTGATTAAATCAGATCGAGATAAAGGAGAACCTGAAGAAGTGACTGTAAACAAGCTTGTTGAGAAGTATGGCATCAAAGAAACTTTGGCTAATTATCTAATCGAAAAGCTTTAATTATGGATCTTCTTAAGTGCTATGAGTGTTCTAACACAGTAATCAAACCTTATCCGTGGCTTGAGATAATGAAAAATCACGATCTTATAGTTTGGTTAAGGTGGGTTAATAAGAATATTTGTCAGCAGATTTCTACTGATAATTGGACGACAACGGATGTAAAAGTCAGAATAGCAACTGGCATGTTGTTTAAAATGAAGTCAGTAATGGATTATCAGAAAACTGTTATTCATACATACTTTGTTGCGAACATCAGGCAAGCTCGTATAGATTATGAGCTTAGCACACTTCCGTTCTAACTTGAATTTTGATGAAGAACGATATTACCCCCGAGGAGATCGCTCTTATCAAAAGCGCGAAAGCTGGTTCAGAACTGGCTTTCACAAAGATTTTCAATCGCTACAAGCCTTTCGTTGAAGGCGTCTTAATGACGTATATCAAAGATGAGGATGAGGCTAAAGACATTGCAAACATTGTCTTTCTGAAAGTCTTTGACAAGATCTCTACGTTTACGAACTATGACACCTTTGGTGGATGGCTTCGTATCCTAACAAAGAATGTCGCTATTGACTATCTACGCACAGTAAAGCAAACGTATTCATTGCAAGAGGGTATCACCGCAAACGAGTTCGAAGAGAGCTCTGATGATACTGAAAAATCGTATATCGATCGTATGACATACGAAAATCTCATTGCGATGTTTGACAAGCTATCTCCCTCGTATCGAGATACTTGTAGGATGTTTTATGTAGACAATATGCCGATAGCGGAAATAAGCAAAGCATTAGGTGTGCCAAAAGGAACTATTAAGTCGAATCTACACAGAATGCGTAAGATTTTAAGAAACCACTTAAAAATTGACCAAAATGACACTAATAAGTCTAATTCTCGGTTGTCTCGTAATATTCGGGATAAGCCGTTACAACAAGAGCAATAAGCTCTTCTGGCAGCTCTTGATGAGCTTCCTCATTGGCTTTAGTTGTGGTCATGTTGGAAAGACCTATAAGGCACTCAACAGCAAGAAGAGTGGTGTAACAGTTGTAACAGCAATGCAGCCGTCTCAGGCACTCACAGTCATTGATGGTATCTTTGACCCAGCTCTGCCGAAAGACATCTGTGTTCTTGACGAAAGTGACAGCAATGTCGCTCCAGCAATGGCAAAAGTTGCATTAGTTGAGAACAACTGTCGTGACATTACACCAAATTCTCGCAACCACGTAACATTAAACGCGGAGTGTGACATAGGATTCATTGAACCGGTAAACACAAGCTGAATGCTTAATTACCACTTATGATTTCATGTGATTCTGCGTTTATTAACATTCGTTTAACTTTTAAAAACATTATCAAAATGTCTAAGAAAAATAATAATAACAAGAAACCAGCAACAGCTCCTGCTTCAAAGAAAGCTCCACAGGTAGATCCAGCACCAAAAGTTGAAAATCCTGAGGTAGAGCGCCCAGTAGTTCAGACTGTTGCCACCAACCAAAAAGGTACAGTAGAAACTATCGAGAACATCGTTGCTGGTAAAGGCGCCGGAGGTCTGTCAATGGACGGACAGGTTCGTCTTTTGGATCTGACAAGACGTCAGTTTATCGAAGATCCAAACGCTGAAGGAAAGTATGGCAAGACGGTTATTGACACAATGGACCGCGTTGTAGCCGCAGGTATCGTTGCAGTATGGGCTGATGTATCAGTAAACGATAACAGCACACTTGCATATGTAGTCAAGAAGAGCTGCTACCCACAGCTTATGGCCGCTGCCAAGGAAATCGGCGTCACACTTCCAGATGTCAAGCTTCTCGCTGCTCCTGTAGATCCTAGCACAGGTGAGGCTAACGAGAATCAGGTTGTCGTTAAGACTGACCAGATTCAGGTTTCAGAAGAGACCAAGAAGCAGGCCAAGGAAGAGAAGGACATTGCTGAGCAAGGTGCAGCAGGTAAGATCGAACTCGATCCTAAGAAGGTAGCTCACTTAGGTGAAGAGGATCTTGACAAGGCTCTTAAGTTCATCCTTATCGACAATCTCAAGAAGAACAAGTCTCCTAAGAACGCTCTCATTGAGACCGTTGACTTCATGCAGGAGTACAGACTCGAACTTGCAGCACAAGCTGAGAATGCAGGTGAGGCACGTGAGCGTACCGCTGAGCGTAGTATGTACGAGATCCTGATGGATGCGTTCAACTATGTTAAGCCTACTATCCACCTGAAGGGTATTGGTGTAGGTATGCATACAATCATGACAGAGACAGGTTCTGTTCTCCCAGCGTTCCTCATTCTTCGTAATCACATGACCGATAAGGACAAGGATAAGCCAGATTGGGACGACCAGTCTATCGCTGATGCTACTCGTGCTCTCATTGAGATGATCGCTAACGATCGTATCGAGAATGCTAAGACTCTGCTTGCGGCTCTTGATCCTAAGGAGAAGGATGCCGAGGCTCGTAAGGCTGGTTATGAGCGTGAGATCAAGGATAACGAAAACATCCTGAACGAACTCTCTAACGTTTCATTCGACTTCCTCGACAAGGACAACGAAGATGTTCACAAGGCATTCGGTCGTATCCTCCAGCAGTACTATAAGGATGTAAACCTCGACGAGCGTCCACGCTACGAGAATCTTGAGGCTAACCTTAAGATGCGAGGCGGTATCATCCTTAATCTCTTCCGTGTTCCTGGTAATAAGCATCAGAACTACGATGAGGCTAATCTCCTTGAAGTCAAGAAGATGTCCATCGAAGATTATGAGAAGAAGGTAGCTAAGCAGAAGAAGGCTGAACTTGAGACCAAGAAGGCTGCAAAGGCTGCTGAAGAGAAGAAGGACGACAATCAGGAGTCAAAAAACGCGTAACGCACTCGGGTGAGCAGAAGCCTTCTGAAGAGGAATCTGAAGAAGGTTTCCGTCACATGATCCGTAAAAAGATCATTGAGCCAGTAAGACGTCATTGTCACAAAGCAATTGACGCTTATAACGAGTGGCAGTATGGCAAATAAACATCATAATCAATATGAAAAATATAGCTACAGTTTTATCGTGCGCTCTTTTGTGCGCGTATGGTGCTTACATTAGCACAGAGTCTAAAACTCAGCCAATGAACACCATATCAGCAGCGGAGGTTCCCCTCCACAAGTTGTTGAACCCAGTTAAGGTACAGGTACACGACACCATTTTCACAGGTGACACGATACGAGACACTGTACCTAAAGTAATAACCAAAGTACGCTACAAGGTAAAGCGAGAACCTTGTGCTACGTGTGAAAACGTCTCACTCACACGTCCAATAGTTCGCGAGGAGCGTAAGGAAGCACCTCTGGACAGTATCGGCGGACGATATCAAGATATGGAACTCAGATTCATTAGAATTTGGGCACCATTCTTTGTTCCTAAAAACGATAGCACATTCCTGCTGGATGTAAGGAAAGCACCAGTGTAAGAGCTTATAGTGGGTCTCATTAGCCCATGCTCGAACTAGTATGAGGGGTTCGATTCCCTTCCACTCTCCTATTTTTCATAACGTTCATGAGTGTATGGTAATACTAGTTAATCAATAACTACTTGACCCGAGAATATGTATGCCCTCAAAGGGAAGAACGGCTTGAGAGAAGAGCCTCAAAAGGTAGGGTGGAAGACATGATCTGCGTGAAAAACAGACTTGTATACGGGAGAGCGTGTGTGTCAACCCGTTTGTAAAACTGCATACTGTGCATGCAGGACTACGATGTGAGAACCGTACTGGTGACTAGTAGTACAAGAAGACGCGTAAGTCCTAAGAAAGGCAAAACGATCAGGTATCGACAATGTGCATCGTCCGGTAATCGATGTACAATTAACCAAACACGAGCTGCAACACATCTGGCTCCAACCCAGTGTGTATACTAACTAAAAAATCCACACTCTAGTGTTCTTTATGGGTCCAACCATAAATATGAAGGGAGTTAAACTTATCAGAAAGACTATAAGAGACTACTTATAGGATGTATCGTAAATATGTCGCCTATGTAAGACAGGAATCCTATGAAGGGGAGGTAATCAGGCCCATCTTGTTCAATTCAAGAACCTTTCCGCGGTAGAAACTGTAAAACGGCTGATTAGTTGATAGAGCGCCAGGCCTTAGTCGTTCATGCGCTATATAAAAGTGGAATGACTGGACGGTGGATGCAGCACCGTAGCGACACGAGTCCGCGTTCATAAGACTGATGATGAAGATACGTTATTTTCTGTGGTAAGAATAATGTACGAAAATGGTTATTCATGTGGAGTATTTTTATACTGTGCAGAAATTGTTAGTGCTTCCAAAGGATTAGTAAGCGCACACTAGAATGATTCGAAGATGCTACACACCAGTAGTAAGGGAGATCCGCTAGTGCCGATTAAGTGATGTTTAGTCCATTCACAACATGTTCTACTATTACAGAGGATGTAATTCTCCTTGTTGAGTTTTCCAAACCTAACAGATCGAGCATAAGTAAAGTGTCTCAGGTACTACGATTCATGTCAAGGAACAGATGGGAAACTGTTTAATAAACCTTGAAAAAGGATTATGCTCTTATGGCGCATGCATCGAGTGAAACTTTTTCAGTATTAACATTCATTAACAAAAATTGGTGTCCCCTGATAGGAGAAAAGACTTACGTTGTAAGTAAGTGAGTACCTGAAGTCAGAAGCCGAGTGCCAACCGTTATTATGGTAACCACGTTGTAATGCTGTGTAAAATATAGTGATGAAACACTATGTGTGTAACAGAGCGACCGCAAAGGTAGAACCTAACCCCTAGCGCATTGTCTATACTGTCTATATAGAGAATGTCAGAAGCGATTTGAGTGGGTGTTTTGAAAAATTAAACAGCTCAATGACGACTACTAGAACTCGGTGCAAAAGCGTACGAGGGGCTATGATGGGGTCCTGATGAATCCAGGAATATTCGTGCACTATAAACAATGAGGCAAGCAACTGCCAAGAGAAGAAACCAAGCCGTAGAATCGCTGTCAATAAGCATTTTAGCTGACTGAAAGAGCACTATAACTCTTAGATTGTTCGATAAAGAAACGTACTCCTTACGTAGAAATTAGTATATCCTCTGGAAGATGTATTGGTTTCATATAAAACAGGTGACGAGGCGCCATAGCCAGCGTAATAAACTATGGCCCACTGCGCATCAGCAAGGCAAACATATTGGAAAAAGATAACGACTCAACTAGTGAACCCTCCACGATTCTTGAAACTTTAGAGCGCTGTGTATACGAGGATTAGTATACACCTTGAGTAATGTCGAAATCTTCAGATTCTTTTTAGTAAATCAGAATATCCATGCGAATGTACAGCAATTGACTTTGCTTACTATTTTCATAGCTTTCCATAACAGGAGGTGTATTTTAGGGCTAAGCTAATCCTACCGTTGGATTCCCACTTCAGCGTTTGAGCTTCATATCTAAGGAATATAAAGCGCAGATGACTTACACCTTTAAAGCGGCGTTCAGGAGAACGCTTAGTAATTTTAAATGTACTAGTCATGGCAAATCAAATTTTTCAAATGTCAGATGACCCTTTATGAGGGCACTGTCGATCAAACTTTTTCAATTAACGTGGGTGTAAGTCCCACACAGTTTTAATCTATATCGTTGGTGGAATCAACCACGATATCAAATAGGATATAGTAAAATGGAAGGTACAAAAATTAACATCCAGGTCGTAGAGGAGAACCGTGGCTCTATGATCGAATTCGGTAAGATTTACGGTAAGCGTGTGTTCATGCCTACAAAGGCTCCTCTCATCATCGACTTCAATAAGAAGTCTGACGAAGTTTCACACAACAATGGTTTGTTTATAAACCGCAACATCAACCGCTATAAGGTTGAGGCAGTTGACATCGAAGGTATCGAGCTCGAGAAGGGTATCGATGGTACACCTGAGATCGTACTCAACAAGGGCAAGGTTAACGAGGCTGGTGACAGCATCGAGATCCGTTGCTCACTAGATGATCCAAAGTTTACTCGTGACGTTACAGCTGAGAACGTTGCCAAGGCTCTCGCTAAGGACAGTTCTTACAACCTCCGCTCTTTCTTCTCTTCTGGCAAGAAGCTGGCAGAGATGCTTAATCAGGAGAACGTCAAGGAGCTTACTCGTATCAACAACTTGATCGAGGACCTCAAGAAGATGGCTGGCTCAATTGAGTCTACTATCGAGAAGAATACTGCATACGCAGAGTCTTACTACCATCAGCTTGATGGTAAGGAGACAACCCTACGTGTTCACATCAATAACAACGAGGATTAATAGCTATGGAGAAACAGGCGCTTACAAAACGTAGCGCATTGTTAATCAATATCATGTTTTCTGATCCAGCGGTTATGGAATGTCTTATTGACAAGTCAGAAAACAACCTCTGGTCAAAGATTACGGTCGACGCCGAAACTTGCGATATCGTCTTAGGAAAGACGAGGTTTGGGTGGTGGAACCGCTTGATCGGAGCTGAGAAACGTATAGCTATTGAAACATTTGCGTTAAAGATGATATCTGTACTGAAATCACGAGCTGGTAAGAATCAGGATGGCGCTGTGATAGCCAAAGGATTGGCTGACGACATCATTGAGTCTCTTGATCGTGAAGGACGTACAAACGATATTATCGATCGTTTATTCCTCGTAGGTTATTTAGGAGTTAAGACAGCTTGGTCTTGTACCTCATTGTCGGCAGAAGGATCTGCCAGGGGTACTCGTGGACCAGTTGACGTAAATCTCCACGTGAATAACAAACGTTACACATTTGCATTACCTGGTTCAGGTGATAAGATTCTTCAATTAGAAATTGGTCCTACTGGAGTTCATTGGATGGGAGAGTAACAATCAGGCGATTGTTTACCATCTAGAACAACAGGGCAGAAAACTGAGGCGAAAAGGCTTTCGCTTCAAGAAGTATGTTTTTTGATCGAAAATTCTATTATACACTATATAGGGTGGAAGAGTAGCAGAAAATGCTACCCTTCTGCCTCCAACACAGGTATGATTACGGTTTTGAGTAACGCATAGGTTTGAGTCCTATCATACTTACTAGGCAGACGATGAACTCAATTATTTCTAACTAAACAATATACACATGAATAAGAAATCAATTAAGTTTACATCAAAGGATATTATTACACTTCGCGATAACATTTGTAAGGATAAGACAAAGTATTGGAAAATCATCAAGTCAGAGAACGTAATGTCTAATAAGGAGAAGAAGGCTGGTCTTGGCTCAGGCTGCGACCTTAAGGTACTTCATAACCAGATCCTCCAGATGTCAGACAAGCTCATCAAGACTAAGCTTATGCTCAATGCCATCAACAATGGTATTACTAAGTTTGATTTCGATGAGGCTAAGAAGACCCATTACTATCGTATCTATAAGGCTTGTGAGCTCAAGGAGCAGCTTGCTCATTGGGAGGAGATTCTCAAGAAGCACACTCTGAACCCAGCTCTTAAGGCTAAAGCAGGTGCTAAGGGTCTTGGTAAGACAGAGATTTTCTCTTCTGCAAAGATTGCTTCTATTAAGAAGAACCTCCAGCTTGAGATTAACAAGATCGATGCAGAGATCGCTAAGTTCAACGATAACACAACGCTTGAGATCACAGATGACGATTTTAAGCTTGACGCAACAGTATAAATAACACAAAGATTATAATGCTTTGGGCGCCCTTAAAGGGAGTTGGATCGAGACCGACTATAATCACAACTTTTTCTAAACATAATCAATATGAAACCTTTAAAGAAAGTATACGAAGATTTGAACGCATTTTATGCGTCACTAGATATTTTAAAGAAGTGGATGAACTCTAAGAAGGGTCGTGAGTTTGCTAAACGTCTTGGACGTGAGCCTCTTGATCAACTGATTAAGCGATTCCAAGCACCGGACATCAAAAAGCATGACTATATACAGAAGTTAAACTCATACAAGTATGCTGTTAAGGTTAACAATCTACAACGACGTACTATTATAGTCAAAGATTATGATAAGAAGGTGAAAGAGATGAAGAAGGAAGGCTTGTTAAAGCTTCCTAAGAGTCTCACAAAAGAAGATCGTATGAAGATGGAGACATTTATCGTACGCGATGCTGATGGAAAGGCAAAGCAGAAGATGGATCGTAAAGGACGCGTGTTCTGGAACAAATTCACAAACGAGCCTATCCTAGCTCGTAAGCGTAGGTCTAACGAGATGGGATTGGCTAAGAAATGTCACATGTACGAACTTCACAAAATGGAAAAATGGGATCGAAAGAACCCTGTTCCAGACGGAAAAGGTCTGTCTTATGACCTATTTCCAAAAGAGCTTCTAGCGGCTTATAAAACTAAGCGTGGACTAGAGGTAGAGCGAGTACGAAATATGCTGTCAGAGCGCTTCTGTGGTGCCAAAAACAAGGTATATAAGTACCGCTTATTCTCAGTGCGACGATTCCCAAATACGAATCTTCCTGGAGGATTTGGAGTATGGGAAAAAGAAGAGGTAGAGCCGGAATATGGCGGATATGATTTTACACGATATAACCACGAACCATTGCCTTATAAGCTGATGGTTTCAAAGTTAATGTATCGTATAATGCATTTCCCAAAACTGTATGACGGTGAATCTCTGATTGGTCTAAAACTATATGATGAGTATGGAAACGTCAAAGGATCTTTGATGCATTTAGACTCATTGAATCCATACTATCGAAAGCTTGGGGAAGAACAAGAACGTAAAGTGTTGGAAAACGCACGAAGGTTTACAGCACTTGGAGTTGCCGCATAAACATTAACAACCTATTAACTCGAACTATAAGTCAATGTTAATTCACAATAAACCCGTCGTAGTATACGACATAGAGGTATTTCCGAACGTATTTCATTGTTGCTGTAGAAATACAGAGACAAGTGAACTACATTTGTTCGAATATTCAGTAAGAAAGAATCAAATACAGGACTTAGTTAAGTTCTTTCTAAGGAAAGATCTCGTATTTGCTGGTTATAATAATCATCATTACGACGATGTTGTGGTAAACTACATCATTGACTATTGTTCGAAGTTTGATACTATCTTATACCAGAAAGGAACTGATTCCTTATTCAACTTATCACAAGCAATTGTACAAGCTGAAGAAGGAAATATAGAACCTTTCAAAAAGTGGAAATACGCACACTTCTTCGAATCCATAGATATACTTACTATGATGTTTTCATCAAAGTTAAGAGTGGGACTGAAGGAAATGCAGTTAACAATGCATTATCCTAATGTTCTTGAGTATCATGGGGATTTCGATAAGTTTCTTCCAAAAGAGGAGATTGACGAAATGATAGAGTATAACATAAACGATGTTAACTCTACTACTCAATTGCTAAACAGCCTCAAAAAGGATGTAGAGCTAAGAGCATGGATCGAAGAAGAGTATGGAATTAACGCCTATTCTATGGATAGCGTGAAATTCGGTGAGACATTGCTTGCAAAAAAGGTGTGCGAGCAGATGAACATCTCTTACAATGAATTGAAGGAGATGCGCTCACCTATGGATTATATTCCACTCAAAGATGTGATTCTTCCGTTCATATCTTATAAAAACCGAACGCTACAAAATGTTCTTGAGGAGATGAAAGAGCAAGTGGTCTACTCAAAAGAACGAAAAGGCTACGAGAAGAAGTTTGTTCTCTCGAATACACGATTCTCAGTGGGAGTTGGTGGCATCCATTCACTTAATGATCCTGAGATATTCGTTCCTAAAGATGATGAATACGTTGGACACCTTGACGTAGCATCAATGTATCCATCATTTATCGTGCGCTATGGGTGGTTTCCTAGGCACTTAGGTAAAGCAGGTATCGATGTATACACTGCGCTCTATAATGAGCGAATTACGGCTAAACATAGTGGACAGAAGCTTAAGAACTTAGCTCTTAAATTGGTTCTTAATTCTGTTACAGGGAAAATGCAACAAGAGACTAGTTGGATGTACGATCCATTTAGTGTGTTCAAGATTAGAATCAACGGACAGTTGGTTCTGCTCATGCTTGTAGATATTCTTCTACAGTATGGCTGTAAGATTGTACAGGTGAACACTGACGGTGTTATGTACGTCGCAAAAAAGGAAATTGAAAGCCATTTGCAAGAATCGGTGGCTGAACTTGAGCGACTTACACAGCTCTCTTTCGAAGGCAATCACTATGAAGCGTTTTATCAGTACGCTGTCAACGACTATTTCGGGGTCGAAGACGGATACTCTCAATCTGGAGATCCAAATCTGATAGAAAGGAAGGGAATGTTTATAACTGAAACAAAGTTAGGTAAAGGACTTACACCTGTCATTATACCTGAAGCAGTTATTAAATATTTCGTCGAAGGTGTCCCATTGGAGAAGACTATAAAAGAATGCACAGACATAAAGAAATTCATGATGGGACAACGTGTAGACAAGAAATTCACTGTAGAATATGGTGATGAAAAAGTACAACGTATCAACAGATTTTATGCGTCCACTAACGGACGTAACCTATATAAGGTGAAGAAGACAAAAGTGTCAGAGCACGATGAAGTATGGTGTAAATGTAGATTCAAAGACGGTTCCATTATAGACTGTCCAGAAAGTGATTTCAGTGAAAACGGACCAAAATGGTACGATTCTGATTATAAAATCATATCTACATATACAAAACATATAGAAACGTATACTGATATACAACACTATAATCTTCTTACTAAATCTGGAGTTACTTTGTTAAACACATACGATGATGCGGACATTAAATGCAGACACATCAACTACGGTTATTATCTTAGCGAAGCTAGGAAGATAGTCGAAAAACTAAAGTGCAGACAGCTTGATCTGTTTGCATAGTCCAAATTCACTCGTTAACCGTTGAGTATAAGAGTATGACAATAAATTTGGAAACAAAGTTACTGGATTTACCAGTAAAAATCAATCTGAATCAGTTAGTGTTCCTAAGTATGGTATTGGATAGAAATCAAAAAAGAAATCAAGACGTCCGCAAGATTGTCAGCCTAATTAGCGACGACGAAATATCATACTTATTGCAACAGGGACTTATCACCTCGATCGAGAGAGGTGGATCTATAGTCTATGAACCTACCGAAATGACAGCTAAAATTGTAACGCCCGAAAGGGACTATTTCGATTTGTTCTATGATCTATACCCAGTTTATGTTTTTCGACCAGATGGCTCGAAAAGTTATCTGAGAGCAAACATAAATAAATGTAGACACCTGTATAACACATATGTTGGTAAAAACTTTGCTTTTGCAGAGCATATCAACGATTGCCTGAAGCACGAAATCGAAAGAAAGACTGCAACAGGCAAGATGAGTTATATGAAGACTATGTGGAGATGGTTAGTAGACCATCAGTGGGAAGAAACTGAAGCGGAATTGGCTGATGTTGTAACTAAGACACAAGATGCATATGGAACAGAACTCCTATAAAAGACCTTGGCGACCAATGTCTGCTGTAACGAAAGAAGCAGTAGACTATATAAAGTCAAGAAAAGAACACAAGATAAGTTCACTAAAAACAAGATGGAAAAAGCTTAATCGGGTGTGTATGGGAGGTATTGAACCTAATATAGTTATGACTATCACAGGCATTTCTGGATCGGGCAAGAGTTCATTCGTGAACGAATTGTCGACTGATTTGATTGACCTCAATCCTGGAAAGGATATAGTAGTACTTAATTTCTCTTTGGAGATGGTTGGATTTAGGCAGGTCGGAAGGACGCTTTCTAATAAGCTCAGGAAAACGACTTCTGAGTTGTATAGTTCTAATCAGGACCTCGACGATGAAACTTTCGGAAAGATTGTCGATGTTTCCAACCAGCTCATGACTTATCCTATCTACTTTGTAGATGATCCGTTAAGTCCTGACGATGTACTACGAACAGCTATGGCTTTCTATAACGAGGAAGTAAAAGGTAAAGGGAAATACTTTGTCATAACTTATGACCATGCTCTACTCACGAAACGAGTGGGATCAACGTTGGAAACTCTTAGTGAGCTCCAAGAAGTATTTATTAAGCTTAAGAAGCTACCCTTAACATCTGTTGTCCAATTAGCACAGATGAACCGAAACATAGAAGATCCTCAAAGGATAAATAATCCACTCGCACACTATCCGATGCGTAGTGACATTAGTTCATCTGACTCAATATTCCAAGCAAGTGACTATGTTCTAGTCATTCATCGACCAGAGACACTGGGTATCCAGGAGTACGGTCCTAATCGTCTGCCAACACAGAATAAAGTATATATGCATATTCTGAAAAATAGGGATGCAGGAAAGCCCTGTATTCTTGAGTTCGAAAACGACCTTGCTTATAACAATCTGATCGAGCCAGATGTTGAGTCCAAAAATTAGGCTGAAAATTATGAAAACATACAATATCGATATCACTATTAACAAGAGTAAGAAGAATAATAATCCCAGTAATTTCGGTAGCGCTTCTGCGTATATTGACAATCTTATACTTACTAATCTAAAGAAGACTGCTCCTTATCTTTTCGGTAAGAGTGAGCCATCTTCTAAGACTATCATCATTGATGACGCTTTTGGTTATACTAACAATGGTAAGCTTAAGAGCGGTAAGACATACACCTTTACTAAGGGTGAGAATAAGAAGACTATCGATATCTTTATTCCTAGTAAGAAGGCAGTTAAGCCTGACTACATCACTTTCTCTAAGGCTCTTGCACATCTTCTTGGCAAGAACAGTGGTGATACGTATGACTTCCTGCTCGATGATGGAACTCCAGTAAAGATGTTTGCTGATGAGATCCAGATCGGCTATGAGCTTCTCCCTCTTAATGAGGCAACTAAGTATATCTACAATGCACTGTCTGACAGTCGCAAGAAGGATATCATTGACATTTACATTAATATCTAATAAACCTTATGAGTTTGATATTACCTACAACTAAAGTTCCAGCAACTTCGACTAATCCAAAGTTCTTAATCATATATGGTCGTCCTAAGGCTGGTAAGACTTCTTGTCTTGCACAGTTGGACAACAATCTTATTATAGACCTCGAGGGCGGTTCTACATTTATAGACGCAATGGCTATACAATGTAGGTCGGTTGAGGATCTTGGAGAAGCTGCTAAAGCCATTAGAGCTAAGAATGCAGAAGTAGGACATGCATTCTATAGACGCATAACTATAGACAATGCTACGCGTTTGGAAGAGATTTGTCTCTCGTATGCACTTCGATTATATCAGGCTACCCCTATGGGCAAAAGCTATAAGGGTAACGATGTAAGAACATTGCCTAACGGAGGTGGATACTTCTATATCCGTCAAGCAGTGCGAAATGTTATCGATATGTTCAAAGGCTTGTGTGATGAGTTCATTCTCGTCGGACACGTCAAGGACACTCAGGTAAACAATAATGGTGAAGAGTTGTCAGAAATGTCACTTGACCTTGTTGGTAAACTGAGTTCTATAATATGTGGTGAAGCTGATGCTGTTGGCTTACTGTACAGGAAAGGCAACGAAACACACATTAGTTTCAAAGGTGGTGACGGTACTCCAAAAGAAGCTCGTGCTCCACACTTAAGAGGACAAGACATCGTTGTTGCGACAGGTAACGAAGATGGTACTCTTACTACATATTGGGATAAAGTATACAAGAACGCGTAAGTTCAGATGTTTAACACAGTAACTAAATAAAATATGTTCAATACAACTACAGCAACAGCAACTATCAACCCTAGTGAGTTCACATCAGACTATATGTCTGCAGGTATCAACGACAATGTATACCTCAAGGAGGTTAACGTAAAGAAGTCTCCAACAGGCAAGGATTTCCTTGAGATTGTCTTTGAGAATGAAAACGGACAGACTGCAAGCTTGTCCGAATGGAAGAACGAGAAGGGACTATATACGAAGACTGATGACGATCTGCAGAAAGCAGACAATGCACAGTTCGGACGCATGATGCAGATTATCAACTGCTTCTACGAGACGATTGAGGACACAACACTGAACTCATTCGCCGATATGATAAATTGGGTAAGCTCTAAGCTGTCCCCAATGATTGCGATAAAGAAGGCATTGCGCCTAAAGGTTGTATACGACAAGAAGGGTTACACAACGATCTCCCGTAACGGAATCTTTGTAGAGCCAATGACTGTCGAAGAGACTCAGATTAAGAAGTTTGCACGAGACCTCTTTGAGCGTCCTGTACAGGCTGATAACGAGGCTAACGCCGATCCTCTTGCTGGTAACAGTACTCAGGGTTCTGAGTCTACATCATCTAACCCATTCGCAAACGAAGGGTCTAAAGATGAGTTGCCATTTTAATATGGCTGGTGGAGCGGCTCTTCAGTGAGCCCCAACTGTGCACGTAACTAGATACGTATCGACGCCTAGTAAAGCCTCTGCACATGGCGATTTACAGTAGGGTATTAAGGTGAGTCCGAATCTCACATCGCTTCCAAAGCTGGAGAATAATCTTCAGTAAAACGTTAAACAATGGGAACAGACGCATGAAAAATTGTTATCTGAAACCTTCTATGCGAGTTCACAAATGTGAACCTTGTGTAGACATGTGTTGTGTGAGTGGTCCAGGACCACATCATCCACATCACCCACCAGGACCTCCAGGCCCGCCGCCACCGCCTCCAGGTCCACCAGGTCCATTTCGTCCATTTAGCGATGAAGGTGAATCTGAGTAAAAAACAAAAAAATCTCCTTAAGTTTACTGTCGCGGCGGCAGCAACAATAGGAGCATTGTATTGTGTGGCACAAGAACCGATGAAAGTTTGGCATTGGATAGGCTTAGGCTTATGCGCTGTTATATTCTTCGGATGGTATATGTGGCATGTATGCAATGACAAGTAAGAGGTGCACAAGGGCGCTATGCTGCCGGATTGAATCTGGCTGCACCTCCTAATCGGCAAGAAAGTAAGTAGCGAAAAAGATGGAACGGAGTTAAGTTTCCGAAAGTACATCCGTGAAAAAGGCGTTGGGGTATTGCACCCTTCTGGTTCGACTCCGGACTTGCCGACAACTAAACTTTCAGATATGTATAGTACAAGAAACGCTACGTTTGGGATACTATCAGATATTCTATCACAGTTAGATGACTATGATATATTTGCTTACTATATGGGCAACTTTAAGGTAGGCAAATTGTATAATAGTCCTCTGCGACACGATGACAAAATACCAAGCTTTGCTGTGTTCAAAGGGCGTCAGGGTAACTTGATGTTCAAAGATCACGGCTCAGGTTTGGCTGGTAATGCATTGACTTTTGTCAAAGCTTATAATAACATCCATACAGATGCTGAGCTAGAGAAGGAATTGCTCAAGATTATACGTCACACCGCACCCGTAAGCACAAGGGACGTAAAACGAGAATATAAGTCTAACGCTTCTGCCGATATCGGTATAGTAAGACAAGATTTTACACAGATAGACAAAAACTATTGGCAACAGTTTGGTATATCTATTCCTACTCTTAATAAGTTTAATGTATTCAGTATCAAATACTTTCTTTGTAATCGAATAGTCTCTGGTATATACAAAGAAACAAATCCTATGTATGCTTATAAAGTGAACGATAAGTTTAAGATTTATCGTCCTCTTAATAGTAAGTATACTAAATGGCGTACTAACTTGACAACTAGTGATGTTCAAGGATTTGCCCAACTGCCTTCTGGCAAAAGGAAGTTACTCATCATAACTAAATCGTTGAAAGACGTTATGGTTTTATATGAGATGGGTATTGATGCTGTATCACCTTCAAGCGAAACAACTTTCATTCCTGATGAGATGTTGGATGAGCTAAAGAAAAAGTATGACAACATACTGATTCTATATGATCGTGATAAAACAGGCATGATGAAAGCCAGAGAGTACAGTAAAAAGTACAATCTACGTGCCTTCTTCGTGAATAAGAAATTCGCTGCGAAAGATATATCTGATGCCGTTAAAGTTAACGGATTTGATACAATAAAACAGTGGTTAACTAAAGAATTAAAAGAATATGTGTGAAGCAAGTATGACTCTGGCTGGACTTTTGACACTCTCTGTAGGTCTTAATGTTTGGCTCACGTATAAATTATATAAAAAAGATAAATTTCTTAAGTATGTCGCAGACGAACTCGATCGTATCGCTGCAAAGGCTGAACTGTATATGTTGAGTCGTTATGGCATCTGCTAAGAAAGGTAAAGTAAGAAATGCGACCAAGGTCGATAAGTATGGTATCCATTTTAGGAGTAAACTCGAACTCTATACTTATGAAGCTTTTATGAACGCTGGTATTCCAGTACTCTATGAGCCAAAGCATTTCACTTTACTTGAAAAGTTCGAGTACAATGGAGAAAAGATACGTCCAATTACATATTTACCAGACTTCATGGGCAAATACAATGGTATGAGGTTTATAGTAGAGTGTAAAGGACTAATGGGAGATTCATTCCCGTTACGATACAAACTCTTCAAGCATTATCTGAAAAGACATCGATCTAATGCGAAATTGTACCTAGTACGAAATCATAAACAGGTCGATGAAATGATTGAAGACATTAAAATGCAAAAACAATCATGAAAGAATTTTTTCGCTCAGGAAGTAAAGTAGTAGCAAGACCTAATGGTCTTGATTATAGTCTCGAAGCAGGTAAAGTGTATACGCTAAGATATAATTGGGACGATGGTATGTATTTGGAAGTTTCAGATAACACGTTTATGTTGCCTGATAAGGTATTCAAAACTGCATCTGATGAAAAATTCATCTCCAAAGTTTTAAATTATCATAAGTCTTCTAACCGCAGCACTACAGGAGTTCTGCTGACCGGTCTGAAAGGCTCCGGTAAGACAGTAATGTCCAAGTTGATTGCACAGGCGTGCGATTTACCTATTATCGTAGTATCGAGCGATTGTCCAACTAAGTATTTGACTAGCTTTTTTAGTAAGTCACCCAATACAGAAGTATGTATCGTTTTTGATGAAATAGACAAGAATGAGAAGTACTGGGATACTGAAGACTTGTTAGGTTTTATGGATGGTATAACAAATACAGGTAAAAAGCTTTGTATTCTTACTTGTAACTCCGATTCAAGACTCAATGAGTACATCATGGACAGATGTTCAAGGATTAGATATGTTCGTAAATTTGATGCAATGAGTAAAGAAAACATTAAGTCTATTGTTGAGAAGTTTGTAACTGATGATGTGGACGAGTTGACTAATTTTATCCACG